TACTGCTGGAAGGCAACGTCATCGTAGGGCGTCACCTGAATCTCTGCGGTTTCATTCGTCTTCATGGGTCCTTTCTTGGTTGACTGCTGCGTGCGGCGCTCGCTCCTCGTGGCACAAGCGCCGTGTCGCAATGTTCAACTTTAACCGACAGTCAGGGCGAACGGATGCGCCGCGCTTTCGGTCCCCTTGGATTTCGGCCTTAGCTGCACCGGCCTAACGATGTCCAGCGCCCCGGGGCCGTTGCCCTCGTCATCGCACATGACGAAAGCCGCAGTCCCGTCCGTGAACACGATGACCGGCTGGTATTCGTTCGAGTCTTCGGCCCGCGCGAGTTCGATGTAACGCACGGTCTTTCCCGCGAGTTGCCCGTATCCCTTGGCGTAGTCCGAATTGATGAGGCTCGGGTCTCCGTAGGCCCCGACCGCGATTTGGCTTAGGAACGTGTCTGTCTTGCGTGGCATGTGTGTCCTTTCGCTGATGGTTGTAGTTGCCGAAAAATTACGACCGGCCCTCGGCCTTGGCAATGGCTGCGCGGAGCACGTTTTCGACTCCGCTCGGGCAAGAGCCATTACGCACGTCGCGAGTCACGACCGGCCATGCTAGAGTCAGCGCCGCCAAAAGCTCCGGCGCGGCGGCGATCAGTCGGGCGTTGGCTTCGTTGTTAATTGCGCCATCCCAACTGTCCATTGTGGCGAGCCAGTAATTGCTAGGAACTGCGCGAATTGTCTTTGTTCCGGCTTCGTATCTCCACGGCCCAGGCGTGTGCTGCGCTTGCTGTGCTGTGCTAACTTGTGTTGTGTTCATTTTCGTTGGGTTTGGTTTCGTAACTTCGCCGGCCAGCGTAAGAGCATTATCCAGCATTGCAAGAACTATTTTAGGGAATCCCGTAGCGCTCCATAAGAGAACAGATACAGCGTCATAATTCCCGCAAGGATGGATAAAAACACGCTCCATCGCTTACGTTCCAGAAAAGACATACCAACGTGCCGGGCCGCTTGACTTAGGGGCTTCCAGGGCCCTAGGAATCGAAGGCTATTGAGAATACCTAGCTCTTATTGACACTGAGCAGGTTTTCAGCGTTTTCGGTAACTTGACAAAGGGGTTAGACTTCGCAGGCGTGCAAAGCCCAATTTCCACCCTTCGAACGCTCCGCTTGGACCTTCGCATGTTCCGCCTTAATCTTCGCCGTTTCTATCTCGATTTGTGCTTGCTGCGCCTTAATCTTCGCCGTTTCCGCATTCGCTTTTTAATCCTCTTTTTCAAAGCGAGAAATCGGCTCGCCGCCTGCCTACCTTGCTTGACAAAGGTAGCTTTTTATTCGCAACTCGTCGGGCGCGCGTGCGCGCAACTAAAATGAGTGACCTCGGCATTGATGAATCGGCGGCGCTGACGGTCCCCGCGGACATCGTGCCCGGCACTAGCCTGCGCCAAATTCTCGATTCGATGCCGGAAGCCCGCCGCCTGATTCTTAACACGGCGTTTCGTTGCCTTGGAGCTCGCAAGTTTTATTTCGACAAGGCCGAAGGCGGAATGGTTTTCGAACCCGACTACAAGACCCAACTCGACGCGGTAAAATTTCTGGCAAGCTACCAAGAGGGCTTGCCTGTTCAGACATCGCTTGCTGTTACGGTCGGCGATCGGCCGGACGATGATTTGCCGCTTGACCAGGCGTTGCAGCGATCCCCGGCATTGCGGGAGCGCGTGGCAAAGTTGCTGAGCTTACCAACGACTTAGAAAAGCTCCCGAGTACTGGGTTTTGTAAAGCCTTGCAAATCAGCAAAAGCTACGTGCCACAATCTTCATTCTGTTAAGTTGGGCCATTCCGACACTATGGCCGTTTCTAGGGCCGATCTCGGGCCGGGTGGTATCTGGGTATGGGTTAGGGGGAGATCGGGCCGGCTAGGGCCATAGGTCCAGCCAAAGAACGCCAACCAGGGGATCGACCGAACACCGATCGGGGAGGGGGTATGCCCACTTTTGACCGTGCTACGGGGGCCGAAAAAGATGACCAAATGTGTTTCTCCCCTGCGATTGGGTCCCATCCGGCGGGGCTCGAGACACCCCTATGGCCAGTATTTGGGTCCCATGTGCTCTGGTCTGTAGGAGTCCCATACATCCGTTCCGGTGATTTTCTGGCTAAAGAGCAGATTTGGGCCAAAAGGTTGTGTGGGGGGGGTGGCTGTTCCGGTTCATGGGGGGATATACCAGAGGTATACCCCCATTGAACGGAACACCCCACTTTTGCCCTTGCTCCGGTGATAATGAACGGAACGCCTGAACGGAACGGAAATAATCATCGGAACGATCTTGACATTTATGGTTCACCTGAAACCCTGAAAGGCACCATGAGCAAGATCAAGGAAAGGATGTCGGCGAGGAAGATGCCCGCATGTTACCACACAATGCCCGGTCAGGAATTCGCGCATGATAGAAGCCAGGTATTGGCGTGGTTGTCTCGCCAGCCTGAAATTCAGAACCGCATGTTCGAGGAACTTGCGGCGTGCGGGGCGATCGTGTTTGATCCCGCGACCCGCATGTGGCGGGGTGCCGACGTGCCGGCTACTTAGTAGACACCCAGTATTTTGGGCGTTGGGGATCTGTCGTGTCGACCTTGATGATGCCGGTCTCCAGGCCCTCGTCTATGATGCGGACAAATGCGCCTGTGCCGATGGGGCGTAACTCCTTGGCGCGTCCGTGTAGTCGGCGAAGTCCCTCGGCGTGGTCTGGGGACGTCGGGAATATGGCTCGGTACGTGGAGAAGACGTGCTTTGGCGCCGATCCACCGGGGCCTCGTCTGGACCCGTCTGAAGCGTCCGTGGAGGCCTTGCGCCGCTCCCAGAATATGGCGGCCATGGGTTTTTCATGGCCCTCGACTGGTATGGTGGCGGACGTGTGCTTTACCGGGATCGTGGTGCCAACCACCTCGTACTGATCGGCTTCGCCTGTGGTGTACGTGGCACCAGCCCGCCGGCCGCGCTTGGCGAACACCAAGTTGAATTCGCCCTCATTGTCCATGGGCCTGAGAGAGATGACCGCCCGGGGCCAGTTGGTGAGCTCGGCCGAGCCGGTCATGTCGTACATCACCTCGGACCACTTTCGGTCGCGCGACTCCTTGGCGGTAGGGGGCTTGGCCGTGTGGTGGACCGCCATGTATGCGAACTTGGGCGGCTCGTTGAGCCCGTTCAGGCCTCCACGGAGAAAGCGCCCGGCGTCCCCCGCGTCGTTTATGTCGCCGTCAAAGTATGCCAGAAGCGGGTTGATCCAGACGAGATCCGGCCTGTGCCGCCCGACCAGGAGCCGCGCGGAGTCGATGAAGTTCTGCCCGCGGTGGATGCGGTCGGTCACGATGAGGACGCGGGAGTTGATGGCCTCTATTGAGGCGGGCCCAAGGTTCATGAGGGTCCGAATGGACAGCCACACCTCGGCTATGTCCCCGTCGGAGTCCTCGGACTGGATGATCAGGGACTTGAGCGGCCCGTTCGGCTTGATGCCGAAGAAGTCCTTGCCCAAGGCCCATGTGCACGCGGCCTGGAGCACCATCGAGCTCTTGCCCATTCCAGAGGGCCCCGTCAGTATGCAGCCGTCGCCGCGGGACAGGTAGCGGTTTCCGAGCAGAATCTCCGGGGAGTCGGGTTTGGGTATCATGAAATCGCAGAAGGGGTGCGGATTAAGCGGGTCAACCTTGCGCGGGGAGAGGGCCTCGAGCCGGCGCAATACCGTCGGCAGGTGCACCTCGGGGGCCTGTAATGACAGGGCGATCGCCTGGTACTCGCGGCCCCGCCAAGTTGATTCAACCGCCCTGAGATAGTCGCCAAAGCCCGCGCCGGTCGCCGCCGCCACCTCGATGCGCAACAGTTCGTTGACCGACAAGCCCGACTGTTTGGAGTACTCGGCCTCGTTGTCCCTGTTCCATGGCAGCCCGCTCTGGATGACGCCCCAGAGCTTTTGCAGCCGCGGCGAGAACGCTGTCGACGGGATGTGCGCCGCGGCGGGCCGGTGGATCCCCTCCATGTCCCACATGCAGCACGACACGAGACAGGCCTCGTGTTCCGGCTGCGACGGGATCGCTATGGCTATCAGGCGCTCGTGTTCCGGCGACAGTTTGTCATCGCCCCGCAGCCCCGGCCCAAAAAAGGGCTTTGTGGATTCCGGCGCCTCCCCCGGCTCGTCAATTCCAAGGTCGACGCTCACAAGGATAACTCCCGCCCCCGCGACAACCGCACGAGCCGGAGGCATTCAGCGCACAGGACGTCCTCGTTGGCAAGCGGATGCTCGTCAGGGAGCACGTCGGTCACATGGCTATGGATAAGGGGCTCTTTCACGGCTTGAATCTTGGCATGAACGGCCCCGTGATCGAGGCCGCGTCGTGGAAAAGCTCCGGCTTGAGGGGCTCGCCTATCTTCATTGCGTAGGCGCTGCCGGGCCGGGGCACCGCGACCACCATCGCCTCAAACGGGGTTTTGGTTGAGTCCGTGACCAAGTAGAACCCCTCCTGGGCGAACATGGCGTCGACCGCAGCCCTGAGCTCGTCGGTCATGGGAAATTTGATCTGGCCATTTGAGGGGGATAGGGCCGCGCCCCCGCGAAGGACTGTGCGAGTCACCCCTGCCGATACCCCTAACGGCGAAAGGCTCCCGCGCGGGGACGCAGCCAACAAGGGCGCAGTAAAGACCGGCCCCGCGCCCGAAGGCAATCTTTTTCGAAAACTAAAATCTTGCTTGACTGAATCCCAAAGACGCCCACGGTGTCCGGCATGGCAAGAACCGAAGGCTGCAGGGAATGGACGCACGGGCACGCGAAGGAACTTGCGGGCCTGCGGGCCGGACTCGGCGCGGCCGTCCGTGGGCGCCGGCTCAAGCTCCGCATGAGCCAGATGCAGCTTGCCGGGAGGTGCGGCGTCTCGAACAAGACGATCAACATGGTCGAGTACGCGCACAACTTTCCTTCCCTCGCGCTCTACATTGCGCTCTGCCGGGCCCTCAAGGCAGGCAAGATCCCGCTGGTCTCATGAGCGACCAAACCGCAAATACGCCGCTGGATTCGACGAACGAACACGTTCCTCGCAAGACGACCTTCAACCCCGCGTACCCGCCGTGGTCGATCCCGAACGGCGGCACGCGCCAGGCCCCGCTCGGCGACACGCGCACCTATAAGCCCGACGACACGGAGTCTCCCTCGGAGATCCCCGACGTCTCCGTGTACCGTGAGGGGGCGTTCGGCAAGACGTTGCGCACCGTGTGCGAGGTCCATCTCCACGAGGGCGACGGCGCCTACCGCTCCTACGTGGCGGCCTCGAGCTACGAGGGCTGCCCGACGTGCTGGAGCTACGATGGAAAGCACGGACCTGTAACCATCAGCATCACCCCCCTTCCACCCAAAACCGATGAAACAATTCAGCCTCCAAAAGTATAGCTTCGGCGACTTCCTGGGAATCGTCGGCGACACCGCGCACCCGGTCCTTGCGGAGCAGCGCAGGCGGATCGACGTCGACGAGGACATGCCGCGCCTCATGGATGCCTGCGCCGTCGGGATCGGCGACGTGTGCATAGACGTCGGGGCCTTCATAGGGGACACGGCCGTCCCCATGCTGGACCGAGGGGCCCATGTCGTGGCGTTCGAACCGTTCCTGGACGCCTATACGGCCATGCTCTATAACACCCGCGGGCGCCTGATCCAGGCGTTCAACCAGCCGGTGGGCAACGGAGAGGCGGTCAAGCTGGTGTACGAGTGCCCGGGCCCGAACTACGGGATGCGCCGCGTGGCGGCCTGCAACCCCGAGGCCGCGGACGTGATCTACACGTTCAAGCTCGATGCGCTGCTGCGGACGGGCATCCCCAAGGTGAAGCTCATCAAGATCGACTGCGAGGGCTTCGAGATTCCAACGCTGAATGGCGCCACGGGACTCATCGGGCGCGACCATCCCGTTCTCTACGTCGAGCACTTCGTGGGCGGCTTGGAACAGGCCGGCTTCACGGCCAAGCAACTCACGGACACGATCAAGGATCTCGGCTACGGCCTCGAGATGTGGGGCGAGCCGCCGCGCTGGGACTGGCTGTGCCGGCCGCTATGACGCCGCCCCAGGAGATCATCCGCACGCCCGGCGGAGTGTACGTGCTCAAGAACGACACGCACCTGAGCCGCTGGATCGAACTGCACGGGACCCTCGAGGTCGGTATCCAAGCGATTTCGCTATACGCTAAGTACATCCCCAAGGGCGGGACCGTGGTCGACGCGGGAGCCTGTCTGGGCGATCACGCGGCCACGTATGCGCAGATGGTGGGGCCGGAGGGAGCAGTGTGGGCCTTCGAACCATACCCGGAAGCGTACTATGCCCTGACTAGGAACACCCGTATGTGGCCTCAAGTTGAGACTAGGCCATTTGGCTTATCGGACTTCCAAGAGCCTGCATTCTTCGTGGTCGAAGACAACGCCGGGGCATCGCACATATCCGTGCCCGGTGACCGGTCGATAATGGTGTGGGTGACGCGACTCGACAACTTCTTGGAGGACCTCACCCGCCTCGACTTGATCCATTTGGACTGCGAGGGCTTCGAACCGCGGGCGATCATGGGCGCCACGGAGACGATCAAGAAATTTAAGCCCGCCATGGTCATCGAGATCAACCACGCCTGCCTTGGGCGCTACGGCATGACCCAAGGCGACGTCTACTCGCTCTTGGACTCCATCGGGTACGGCTACACCGAGCTCGAGCCGGGGCGCGGGCCCGCTGACGCCCAAAGGGACATTCTCTGCCTGCCGAAATGAAGCCCTGCAACCCCATCCTGCGAGAAATAGACTACCGCACCGAGATCGGGGCGTTTCTCGATCGGCACGGACTGACGAACGTGGGCGTCGAGGTCGGGGTGTTTCTGGGCGAGGGCGCCAAGCTGATCTTGGAAGGCACCTCCGTCCGCAGGCTCGTGCTGGTGGATCCGTACCGGAAATTCACCCAGGCCGAGTATTTCGACAGCACGCAGGACCGCGACCAAGACCAGGTGTTCGCCGAGGCGCAGGCAAATCTCTACGCCTACAATAAGCGGTCTACGTTCTGGCGCATGGACAGCCTGGATGCGGCCCCGCGTTTCCGCGACGGCGAACTGGACTTCGTTTGGCTCGACGGGAATCACAGCTACGAGGCGTCGAGCGCCGACATAGCCGCGTGGTATCCCAAGGTCCGAAGCGGAGGCCTGTTCTCGGGCCACGATTTCTACACGCGCCTCAAGGACACCAACTCGGACGCGCTAAACGCCGTGCTCGACTTTGCCGAGAGAATCGACACAAGACCCCATGTGACTTGGTGCTCATCTTGGTGGTTCATCAAGTCCTGATACCATGAGCAACTTCTGCACCGACTGCTTCTACTGCCAAAAAACGGGGCATCTCGTGATCTCGCTTCCCAAGAAGCCCTCAGATAGCTGGCTCTGCACGCAGAACGCGACCGCCCGGGATCCGGTCTCCGGGATCGCCGTGGGGCCCGACATGATCGCCTGCATCTACGCGCGGCAAGAGGGCCGCCCGTGTGGGCCGGACGGCAAGCTGTTCAAGAAGAAAGCGTGACCGACAAGCCCATAGTTGTCGTGCTGCCGGTCTCTATGGCCGACTTCCACCTGGCCGTAAAGTGGCTAAAGTGGGCCGCGATACTCGGCGGCACTCGAAAGATAGCGGCGCTGGTGTCCCCTAGGCTGACGGCCAAGGAATGCACGACGCTCCTAGACGCCGCGCGCCCGATGGACTTCACGCTGAACTTGGCCGAGATCAACGACACAGGATATTGGGGCGCCCCCAACCAGATGTTCAAGGCCGCGCTGGAACTCATGGCCAAGGAGTTCCCCGGAAGCCCGATGCTCTGGGCCGAGGCCGACACGGTGCCCATGCACGCGGGATGGCTTCAGGAGATCGAGGCCGAGTACGCCGCCTGCGGGAAGCCATTCCTCGGTCAGAAAATCACCGACGCAATCGGCTTCGAATACCTTACGGGCACGGCGGTCTACCCGCCGGACTGCCTAAAATATCCGACGTTTGCCGCGCTGCCTGGGCCCGATACCCTGAAGGGATGGGACTCCCAATGTGCGGCGGACACGGTGCCCAATGCGGCCGAATCCGTGACCATCCGCCAAGTCTGGAGGCCACCCGTGTTCACCTCGGCCAACATCGACGACATCGTGCCCAAGGGCTGCGCGCTCTTCCATCAATGCAAGGACGCCACCCTTATAGATGCTCTGTGCGCGCGCGGTAAAATCCCGCAGTGGCCTACTGGGCCCCAGCTTGAGAAGTCCACCTATGGGGATCCGGCTCCGTATGCCGGCGGCGTCACCAGCGGCGGCCGGGTGTTCGCACGCGAACTGAATGTGGAACTGCTGTTCGTGACGTTCAAGCGCGACATGGAGTTCCTGAAGTACACGCTGCCGGCCGCCTACAAGTACGCCAAGGGCTTCCGGGGTATAACGCTCGCCGTGCCGCGCACCGAGAAGGGGCTGTATGACTGGACAAGCGGATCCTGCAAGATCGTGTACTTTGACGAGGCGCCCGGCAAGGGTATGCTGAGTCACGAGGTCGCGGTCTGCCGCGCCGACGAGCTATGCCCGACCGCCGATGCCATCCTGCACATCGACGCGGATTTCTGCTGTTGGAGAAAGTTCACGCCCGAGGACGTGGCGCCCAAGGGCAAACCGCTCTTAGTGGCGGAATACTATGAGAACTGCGGCAAGAGGAATCCCAACCGGCTCCATTGGCAAACTGCGGTCGAGAACGCCGTTGGATTTCGTCCCGAACGAGAAGGGATGACACGACATCCGGCAATTCACTTGCGCGAGGTCTACAAGATGGCCCGGACGCTCGTCCAGGACCACACAGGTAAGAAGTTCGACGAGTACGTGCTCGGTTGCCGCAATGAATTTCCCCAAGGGTTCGCCGAGTTACCACTACTTGCGGCTGTGGCTATCAAGCACTACCCCGCATTATATACGGTCCAAGATTACGACCATTCCAAGGACCGGGACGAATGCTGCATCGGCCACGACGCCTTTCAGTACATCTACAAGCGCGACCGCGATATAGGATGTGAGGTATGGTCGCATGGCGGCATCCAAAGGTATCGCGCGGACCTGACGAATTGGCTTCAGGGCCAAGTGCCAGCCTATTACGTCAAATGAAGACCACCTATTTCGAGATGCCCGAGGGCTGGCGCCCGCTCGTCGAGGGCGAGCCGCTGAAGACGGGCGACACCTATGGGGTGGGCTTCGAATTCAAGGTTGGGGGTCCCTTCACCGATCTGCGCGAGGGCGACAAGTGCCCCGGATTCATAATGACGTTCCATCCTCGCAGGAAGATATGCGCCGACTCCTGATAGCGTTTCCGTACTACGAAAAGGACCGCGCCCAAGCAATGCGCTTGGCGAAGTTCATCTGCGACTTGGAACCCAAGTTTCGGGACGACGTGACGCTTTTTTTCTACGCGCGGCATGACGCGCTGCCTATCACGCCGCACGAGATGATGCGGTACATCACTACGTTCCCGGTACAATGGGGCATCTCCTCAACCAAGGCCGAGGGGCATCCGGCCGGCTGCAACGCGATGGCCGCGGATCTGTTCCGGCACGCCCAAGCCCGGGTAGACTCCGGCCACTGGGCCGACGTGGACTCGATCTTGCTATGCGAGCCTGACTGCGTGCCGTGCGCGCGGGACTGGATAGACCAGTTGCGCGCCGAGTGGGACCGCGCAAGGGAACTGTCTCCGGTCTTGGTCGTGGGCTGCTTCAGGAACCGCGGAGTCGATGTGCCCCATGTGAACGGAAACGCCCTCTGGTCGCCGCGCCTAGCCACGTCCATCGCTGTCGGAATGGACTGCCGCGGATTAGGGTGGGATAGCGCATGGTCCGAACAACTTACGGGACGCTCCTATCCGACGTCCATGATAGTCAACCTTTGGAGGGAAACCAATGTGCCAGAGGACCGCATGGCGACCAGCCCGTTCCTGCCAATGCTCCCGTACAAGCCCGTGCTGATACACGGCGTCAAGGACCGCAGCGCGGAGTTGTGGGCCGAGAAACAGACAGGAGTGAAATTCGAAGGCGACTATCCCCTGACACCAAGTAAATGAAACCCTACTACCAAGATGACGCGGTGACGATCTATCACGGGGACTGCCGCGAGATTGTGCCGACGTTGGGCCGGTTCGACCTTTTGCTGACCGATCCGCCGTATGGTATTGGCGAGGGAAACGCTAAACGAATCGCGAGCAGGTCAAAGCTGGCGGCTGCGATAGACTACGGCCACGCAGAGTGGGACAATCTCCCGCCGTCAGCAGAGACCATTGCGTGCCTTCGTTGTGCGGCAGATTTTCAAATAATCTGGGGCGCAAATTACTTTGAGGCATTGCCGCCCCGTCGCGGGTGGCTGGTCTGGGACAAGGACAATGGCAAAAATGATTTTGCGGATTGTGAACTTGCGTGGACAAACCTTGAAACAGCCGTTCGCAAATTCAAATGGCGCAGGGCGGGAATGCTGCAGGAAAACATGGCAGAAAAGGACGTGCGTGAACACCCAACACAGAAGCCTTTGGCTTTAATGGCTTGGTGTCTTGGTTTGTCGAAAGAATCACAAACAGTCCTCGACCCATTCGCCGGCTCCGGCACCACTGGCCGCGCCTGTAAGGATCTAGGCCGCAAATGCGTCCTGATCGAGCGCGAGGAACGGTACTGCGAGATCGCCGCCAGGCGGATGCAGCAGGAAGTTTTACAGTTAACCACAACCAAAGCCCCATTACTTGTCGTGAAGGGATAATCACCAATTCGAATGACGACCATCTGGCACCGCCTGTCGTTCTACATCGCCGTCGGCCTGATCTTGGAGGCCGCCTACCTGATGCTGTGGCTTCCCGCCCAAGCTGAGTCCATCGTAACCGGCTTATGCTTGCTCGCCGTGGCCGGATGGCTCGGATTCATCTATTTTAGGAAATGACTCATAGATGATACAAAAACGAAGATAACTTATAATATATGAAACACAAAATCGACAACCGCCCGCGCTTCGGCTGGGCGCACACGTTGGATAATGACCCACAAATCATTTATGAGAATCCGGACAAGTGGATCGCCGACGATCAGGAATCATTCCCAGTGGCCATCGTCCCATTGCCATATATGAGCGGTAAACTGCGCCAGAAGGTGCGCAATTTCATCAAGAAGCAGTTGCCGCCGCTGTGAACGCCATTATCTCGGTTATTCACGCCACGCTCGGACGGCCCAAGAAGGCGGTCGAGACCATGCGGCGTTGGTTCGATGAGGCCGAGGACGGAAAGCGCGTGGAATATCTGTTCGTGCTCAACATCGGAGATCCCACACACGGAGAGCTCATGGACGAGTTGGAGAAGAATGAGATTCCTTCGCACGGCCCCATCACCGTCATTGGTGCGGATGTCGAGTATTCTGCTCCAGCATGGAACGTAGGGGCCATCGCCTCACACGGTAAGCTCATCATTCAGGCACAAGACGACGTCGAGCCGCCGGAGAACTGGGACGAGAAACTCGACCTATTGGTGCGCCTCCACGGGGGCTACGACGAGCCCTTGGTGATCGCTGTAGGCGACGGATACCGAAAGGGCCACGCGGCGTTGCTCATGTGCACTGCCATCTGTAACCGAGCGCGAATCAACCAAGAGGGCTTTTTCCTTTATCCCGGCTACCAGAGCGTGTTCTCGGATGATGATTTCTCCTATCGGGCCTACCGTGACGAACGCGACGGCCGCGTGAAGGTCATCCGTGCGCCCCGCCTTGTCTTTCTGCACAGGCACCATTACCACGCGAAAGAAGTGCCATGGGACTCGACATATGCCCACGAAAACGACCCGGCTGCCTACGCGCTCGGCCAGCGCCTTTTCAACGAGAGGAACCCAAGGGCGCTTACGGACGGGCTGAAGAGGTGGTGACATGGTCGACGACCAGCAAAGTGCAGCGAAAGCGTGGGGCAACAATCCTGCGTCCGAGTCCAACGAGGACCTATACCCGCAGGCCAAGGAGCCGCCCGTGGAGACCGCCACGAAGGCTGCCCCTGCCTCCTACGCAGCCCGCATCATGGTCATCATCCCGTTCCGGGACCGGAAGCGGGTGGCGGAGCTCTGCGTTCCCACGATAGCCGAGACGCTCACGGCGGCCGATTATTTTGTCGCCTGCAATGATGGCTCGACCGAGTATGGCGCCGAGTTCCTCACGAAGCTCGGGGCGGATAGGGTGTTCACGGCCCAGACGCCGCACGGCATAGAGGCGCAGCGCCGAACCCACCTCGCATACTACTGGAGCTATCAGCACGCATATTCCCATCTGTACTTTACCGACCCGGACGCCTTGCACGATCCAGAATGGCGCTCGTATGCGCTCGATCTGCAGGCGAAGGCCGGAGGCGCCCCAGTCTGCCTTTACAACACGGCAACGCACGTGCGTATGGTCGGCAACACGATCGAGGAGGACATCCCGAAGGGCATCGTCTGGCGCAGGGTCGCGCCCGGGATCTCCTACCTGCTCACCCGCGAGCATGTCGGACGCATAATGACGGCGCTCCATGCGCTTAACAACTTCGACTGGATGATACCCGCTCTCTTGGGAGGCCGGTTCGCCGTGTCGCGCAAGAGCTACGTAGACCACATCGGCTGGGGCGGGATGCATCATCCCCTTACCGAGGGGCCCGAGGGGGGAGATGTCGGTCTGAACTGCACGGATTGGCTGGTAAAGAAGCGGTCCGAAGTGGTTGAATGCCTGAGATGACTCCCTTCGTCTCCACCGACAAGAGCCTGATCGACATGGCATGGCTCTGCCAGCGCCTCCGCGCCGAGCATTGGGGCTGGGCGCTCACGGACGAGAAGATCAGGGAGATCGTGGACCACCAGCTTTGCTTCGGGGTGTACGGATGGTCGGAGCCGGAGAAATTCCTGATGGCGCTCCCCGACGCTGAAAAAGAGGAATTACCAGCGCACCAGTTCGGCTTTGCCGCCGTCCTCACGGACGAGGTGTCCGTCTCCCTCCTCGGTAACGTCGTGATCGACCCGGCGCACCGCAGGCAGGGCCTCGGGACGCTCCTCATGCGGTGCATCCTCGCGCACCCGACCGTCAAGAAGACCGTCTGCATTTTGGCCAGCCGTGATGCCATCGGCTTCTACGAAAAGCTCGGCTTTGGACCGATGCCTTACCACGGGATGCAGCACGATCCGCTGTGAGCGAGCCAATCATCAACGAGGCCGTGAGGGCCGACGCAGGCGCGTGGTTCGAGCACCACGGGAAGATCTGGCCCAAGAACCGCAAGCTCGGCCTTATCCGGCCAAAGCAGAACTGCCTGCAACGCCGGATTCAGGCCACGGTTAATCGCTTCGAGGACTTGGATCTGCCCATCAGGATAATCGGCCTCAAGCCGCGCCAGAAGGGGTCGACCACCTACTTCGGCGCGCTCGACTACCACTTCCTTCGTCGCCACCCGGTCTCGGCCTGCGTGATCGGCGGCCAGTATGACCAGACAAGCTCGCTCTGGGATATGTTTCAGACCTACCAGAACAACGACCGATTCGCCTGGGGCAACACCGGCACGATCAACGAGGCATCCGGCAAGTGGACGAACGGAAGCCAGCTCCGCAAGGAGACCGCGAACGACAAGCTGGCCGGCGTCTCGGACACGTTCCAGGTCCTTCACTGCACGGAGGTCGCGCGCTGGTCGAAGTATGGCGTGCGGGACGCGGCCACGGTCCTGACGAACATCATGAAATGCGTGCCGCTCCTTCCGGGCACGGCGATCTTCGAGGAGAGTACGGCCGAGGGAAACTCCGGCTCGTTCTACGAGACCTTCGTCGGGGCCGCCGATGCCGAGGATTTTATTTCCGGCGCTGTCAAGGTGAGGCCGGGAGACATGGTGCGCGTATTCGCGGCGTGGTTTGAATTCGACGATTCGGCCATCCCGCTCACGCCGGGCGACAAGGAGGAGGTCGAGCGCACGCTGGATGCGGACCCTGAATACGAGGGTGAAAAGATGCTGGTCGAGACCTACGGATTCAAGGGGCCGGACGGGGCGCTGAGGCTCGGAAAGGCCGTCAAGGATTTCGACGTGTGGGAGCAGCTTGCCTGGCGGCGTTACGCCATTCGCTCCGAGTGCAACAAGGACAAGGAGATATTCGACCGGGACTTCCCGCACTCATGGGAGACGGCATTCCTGAAATCCGGAAATCTGCGCTTCAACAAGGCGGGCGTGGCCAATCTGCGCAAGCGGCAGGGAAACCGCGCGGCCCTGTACGGCGTGCTCGAGGAAGCCGCAGGGCGCCCTGCGTTCCGTCCAACCGACACGAACGAGGCAAACGTCATCATCTACGAGAAGCCCACTCCAGGCAAACGTTACCTATGCTCTATCGACCCAATGACGGGGGCAAGCCAGGTGGGCGGAGAGGACCCGGACGAACATGGGGTTGGCATCCTTCGGGACGGATTCTGGGACGGTGAGGGCAAGTGGAACCGCATAGGCGTGGTCGCCCGGCTCATTCCGAACCGCTGGGACATAGATGTCGTCGGCTACAACGCATGGATGCTGGCACGGTACTACGGGGATTCGTCCGGCTGTAAGATGGCGATAGAGATGAACAAGGACGCCGGCATCACCGAGTACCTAAAGGGCAAGGGGGCCGACCTGTACCAGCGCGAGATGTTCAACCAGCGCGAGTTCAAGATGACCAAGGCCTACGGCTGGCTGACGACGCCGACAAACCGAGAGACTTGGGTCGAGGCCGTCGCCAAGGGGATTCGCGAATGGAACACGCCAGGGGAGGGCGTGGACATCTGGGATGAGCACGCGATCGTCCAATGCGAGAACTTTACGCGCAAGGAGAATGGATCGTCCGCCGCCGCCGAGGGCTTCCACGACGACGACATTTCCTTCATCGGCATCGGCCTGGTTCTCATCGACCACGCGACGACCTACTTTCCGAACCGCGGCGGCGAGGGGCTTCCACCGGACCTTGCGGCGCTCCACCATCCTCAGGGCCCGGCGCCGTCGCAATACTCGTAACTTGACAGTTTGGGCGTCCCGGCTTGGCTGGCCGTCGCAGGGTGGCGCAGTGGTAGCGCGCCGGTTTCATACACCGGAGGACGCCGTTTCGATTACGGCCCCTGCATCCAACTCAACCCAATCCACCTATGGCCAAACTACTCTTCGACGTTCCGTATCCTCAGGGCGGCAATCCGCTGGTGAACCCATACCCCACGGTCGACCGCTTCGCGCTCGCCACGCTCCCTGCCATCGCGTCCGCGGGCCGCGGCAAGTGCGTCATCGTGACGGACGGCACGTTCCAGCACCCGGCGACGAGCGGAGTCGGTCAAGCCTACGTCGGAGGGGGCACCTACGAGAACGTGATTTGGAACAACGGGCAGGCCTGGATCACGGTTTAGCAATTTGACAGCAGGACACTTGGCGGTATGGACGACTAAATGCCGTCTTCCAACGATCCCGCCGACCGCGAGGTTGATCCGGGCGAGGAACTGACGCCGCAGCCCGAGAAGGCGCCGGCGCAGCCCGCGCCAGAAAAGCCAGAGACCCAAGCGGAGCCAGCCGAGGCCCCGGCGCAACCAGCCCCGGTGATGCCCACGGGTACGCAGACGCCGGCTGATATTACCCGTCAGTTTGCGGCACAGGGATTTGGGACTCCGTCGGCAGGCTACAAGCCGCCGGCACCGGCCGCGGCCCCCGCCCCGGTAGCGCCCGAGCCGTATGAAGAGCCGTCGCAGGAGGAGCGTTATGCGGCCGCCCACAAGCAGGCGGATGAGGCATTCGCAAAAGACTGGTCCGAACAGAACCCGTTCAAGACGTCGTTCGAGATGCCGGCGACGCCGGCCGAGCACTACCAGCGGGCCGAGCGCCAGTCGGATCAAGAGACATTGCAGGCGCGCCGGGATGCGATAGGCGCCCAACAGGAATACCAGCGCGACGTGCAGGCCCAGCGTGAGGCGCAGTTGCGTGGCAACGGCCAGCAGATGTATAAGAACGAGGCGACCGGGACATGGGAGCCGCTGATGGACACGGCGAGCGGGCGGCCGCTGTACCACGAGGTTCCGTGGCGGGATGCGGTGGACGCCAAGGGGACGCCTGTGCAGGAGATGTACGACAGGTTCCACCAGAAGCAGACGAAGGCGCTTCCGCTTGAGGCGAGCCCGGACATCACTGACGAGCAGATGTATTGGCGAAAGAAGGATGGATCGACCGTCCCGGCCGGCAGGGCCGAAGACTTGGCCAATAGCCCGAACATCCAGACGGCGCGTGCCGCGATCCGCGCGGTCGGCGCACGCAATTCGGCCCAATGGAAGGAGGCGATCATCCCGATCCAGATGCACGCCGATCAGGCCAAGGACGATTTCGAGACCGCGCAGGCGAAGTTCGACCGCAACGGCGTGCCGCAACCCGGCAGCGAATTCGATACCACTCCGCTACAGGCGCGGATCGACGCGCTGTCGGCCGACCCGAAGTTCAACGAGGAAGCCGGCGGATTCTTGTCCATCGGTGCGAAGCCCACGCCGGCCAATCAGGGCCTTCATGCGCAGGTCGCCGCGTTACAGGCGCAGAAGCAGGCGATCGACGATCAGGCTGGCAAGGCATGGGACTCGGTGCAGCCAGGCGGCCAACTCTATTGGGCGAACCGGCAGGCCAACATGGAGGTGAGCCTTCACCGGGCGACGGCCGAATACCATGCGACAACCTTCCTCGAGGCAGAACGCCGGGCTATCATCAAGGCACAGGCCTTGAACCCGGATACCGATGCGACCCTCCAGAGCATTCTGGCCAAGAAGCAACAGTTGTTCGACGCCATCGGATTTCATGGCAAGGTGGCTCAAAACCTTGCCCAGAATCGACCACTGCCGGCGGCCCCGGGACCGATCACAGCGCCCGGCGCGGTGCCTGCGGGGAACGAGGACACGACGCCCAAGCCGCCCCCTCCCCGACCAGCGCAGCCGACAGGGCCGGTCGCGCCGATCCCGGTGAGTGCCCCGGCCGGGAACCAGCCGCCGCCCCGTCCGGGCCAGACAACCCTTGGCCGGGATTGGGAGAAGGCGTCGCCGATCGAGCGCCTCAAGATGATCTTTGGCACGCACGGGTACGGCCCGACCGAGCCAGAGAAGGCCCCTCCCGCGATCGGCAGCGAAGCCGCCGGGACCAAGGGCAGCCTGTTCACGATCCCCAAGGCTCAGGGCACGGGCACGGCAGCCGGGATCATCGACGCGGCCAATGAGTTCGCCTCCTCGCTTTCGACCCCCGAGAATGTGCTCCTTTTGGCAGCCACCGCAGGCGGCGGGGCAGTCGAGGACGCACTCGTTCAGGGCACGCGGATGGCGCTCGCCGCAAGGGGCGCTCAGGCGGCGACGCTGGGCACCTTCACCGCCCAAGGGGCCATGGGCACGGTCCATGCCTATCAGGAGGCGAAGAAGGTGCTGGCCGACCCGAAATCCACCCGGGCGGATCGCGCACGAGCCGTCGCTGGCGTTGTCCTACAGGCCGCGATGACCGCCGGCGCGGGTGCCGGGACCGTCGGGCTCGCCAAGGGCCTCAAGGGCCCCAAGGGCGGTCCTCCCAAGGGACCGGAGACGGCCCCAAAGACGCCCGAGACGCCCCCAGCGAAACCGGCAGCGGAAGCAGAGCCGGAGACCCGCGAGGCGCCTGGACTGAGAGAGCAGATTCTCGGGGCGAAACCGGCAGCGGAACCGGCAAAGCCTGCCGACGTCGCCAAGCCCGGAACGCCCGGGGCGAACGCCGCCGTGCCGCTTGAACTGCCGCACAACGAACCCATTCCACGCACAGAGGCCGAGAAACAAACCCATGCCGGTCAGGCGGCCGAAGCTGCGGAAGCAGCGGGCCAGGTAACGCCGCCGGCAGAGACACCGAAATCCAATGCCAATACTACCGGGAAAGAGCAAAGAGGTCCAAGCCCAGAACTTCCGCGAGTTCGGGAAGGGGCCAACGTACCAGCACACGGAAGCGAAGTTCGGGAAGGCCCGAGCGGACAAGCAGAGAATCGCGGTAGTGCTGTCGAACGCCCGCAAGAGCGGGTCGAAGCACCAAACGCGCCGGCTGTTCCAAAGCCCGAGGGGGCGGTAAGAAAGGAGTTTCCCTCCAATGAGCACGCCGCATTCATCGGCCACCAAGAGGGCGTCGAGCCGGGGGATCCGGGCATCGACCTATACAACCTGAAGCACGACATCCCAGACCATCCCAAGGGCAGCACGGTGAGCGCCGAGACACTGCGGAAGCAGGGTATTCCCGTACCGGGTGAAGGAATTTCAACCACAACGCCTCCTGAGACGGAGGCACCAGCCACAGGAGAGAAATCAAATGAGCGCATACGGAAACGAAGCGGTAGCGAGAAGCCTGCACCGGGGGCCGTCGGTCCCCAACGAGAAGGAGGAGCACCACCTGCACATGGCGGCCCACGAGAGCCACATGAGGCACCACGAGGCGGCAATGAGGGACCACGAGAGCCACATGCGGGCGCACGAGGCGCACCTGAGCAGGTACAGGGAGGACCACCCCGAGGAGAACGAGCCGGCGGTAATGCCGAAGCCGTAGGGCCGGAGGCGGTACATCGCGCCAAGCTGGAGGCGGTGGCGGACAAGCTGCGGGCGCAACTCGATCAGGCGCACGAGCAGGCCGGGAGCGGCGATGCGGCGACGGAGGCCAAGGGCCGCGCCCGTGTCGCTGGCGTCCGCGAACGGCTGGCCGCGGTCGAGAAGATGATTTCACCGGAGAAGGCAGTTTCACTCGCCAGTGAAAAGGCGCCTACTGGTGAAACTGCGGCTACTGCCAAGCCGCCCGAACAGATGGAACTCGGCTTACCCAAGGATGTCTCGGCTCAGGTCAAGACCGGCGTCGTCTCGGGTACGACGGCCGAGAAGTGGGCGGACGCGGTGCTCGCCAAACGCGCCGCGCGAAAGGGCGGCCGGACGGACCTGAAGGGCGAGGCTGGCGCGGTCGAGCCGGGAGCCGCAGGCGAAGCCGCGCAGATCCTTGCGGCTGCGTTCGTCAAGGGCACCGCGCATTTCGAGCGGGGCCTGCGGGAATTTGGCGCATGGTCAACCCAGATGATAAAGGATTTCGGGGAGGCGGTTAAGCCCCACTTGCAAGCCATATGGGATCGCGTGAGCAAGTCCGCCGAGGGGCGCGGCGCTCCACCCGTGCCGAACAAGCCGCAGCCCGTGCCCGGCCAGAAGGGACGCTTCTTCCGCAGCCTGCCGGACACGGAGCGTGAGAGGAATGCGGCCATCGTGAGGCAGACCTTTGAGAGACGCCCGCAGGAGCCCGATCTAGAGGCGGCCGATGCGATCATCAAGGAACACGGGCCGGAGAAGGCGATGGACATTTCGATGTCCAAGGCCGACGACGGTGTTCCGCTGCCGGTCAAGAGCGCGATCCATGTCCGCTCGATCGAGGCTGCTGACGAGAAATTCTTCAATGCCAAGTCTGGCCCAGAGAAGGCCAAGGCCCTCCGCGAGCGTCAGGCCATCTCAAGCCGCATAGCGCCAGGCGGGACAGAGGTCGGCCAGCAGATCGCCATGTATGCCCAACTCAAGCGCAACGTGAAGACCGCGGCTGTCGACGAGCATATTTCGGACGTCCAGGCCGCCCAGGAGAAGAAGCTCGGGGGTGACGGGCAGAAGGCCCTAGATGACGCCCAGAAGGCCATGGACGAAGCGAAGCAGAAGGCGATAGACCGTGCGACGCGCGATCTCAACAAGGCGCTCGGGCGCGAGGTGCCTGTCGACAAGACGATCTGGGACCAGTACCGCGAGAGCGCGACGGATCGCATGGTCGCTTTGGTTGAATCAACCGCCGAGCCGCCGAAAGAACAGGCCCCGCTCAAGGAGTTCACGAACAGGATCGTTGCGGAGATGCGCGCCCGCATTAAGCCGCTCCTGCCCGAAAAGCCCGGCGCCGAGACACCGCCGCCCACGGCCGCCGACATGCTCAAGGAAGCCGTGGACAACAAGGAAAAGTATGCGGATGTCCTGACGACGGTGCGCGCCGAGTTTGAGAAGCGCTACGGCGAGGGCAGCCCAGCGCTCGATCTCATTGACACGGAACTGGCGAATATGGGGCTTCGTCCGTATTCTGACAGGCTGCTCACAAAGGCCATCAAGGAGGCCCACAAGGCGATGGGGGTGCGCGCCGTGCAAATTGCACGAGAGCACCTGTCGAAGAGCGATTCCACGGCAGGCGACATTGCCGATGCGCTCGTCAAAGACGCAGGCATCACGGGCGCCGACGCCACTCGACTTGCCAGCGATCTCACGGACAGGGCCAAGGCGATGTACGCCGAGGAGCGCGAGAAGGCGCTGACGGCGCTCAAGAACCGCTTCACCAATTCGCTGCGTGCCAAGAAGGTGTTCAACGCGGTCGACAAGGCCGTTTCGCTGAACAACCTTGGGGCGCTCTCGCGTGCCGACGTCCATGACGCGGTTGTCCGTGAGTTGCATCTACCCGAGGCCAAGCCCGAGACGCTGGAAAAGATCGGCAAGCTGGCGGACGCTGTTTCGACAGCCGCAGATCCGGCTGGCAAGGCCCGTGCCACGCTCGATCTGGCGACGGCAATCCACCGCGCCAAGGAGCCGAGCCGTTGGCAGAGGGCAATCGACGTCGGGAGCAGCCTGTGGTACGCCCACATGCTGTCGACAGCGGTGCCCGTTAAGACGCTTGGTGACATAGCCAACGGGAGTGCACAGATGGCCACGGCCATTGCGGCAAATCCGGCGCACGTCGGGGACATCGTGAGCGGCTGGCTGTCCGGCCTCGGCGAGGGTCTTACCCGGGCCAAGGGCGTCATGTCCGAGGGCAAGGGCGCCGTGGGCTACAACCCACTCAAGGGCGGTCAGACCAAGGGCGAAGGCGCCCCGTACCAGATCAGCACGCTCGAGTCTGTCAAGGCCCCTTACCCGGCCGTCATGAAGTACGTGCCACGGGCCTTCAGGGCCCTCGAGGCGTTCTTTTACGCGCCCGCCCGCGAAGCCTACGCCAAGCTCGCGGCCACGAAGCTTCTGGAGGGCCAGTACAAGGGCGCGGAATTGGCCTCCAAGGTCAAGGAAACGCTTGGGGTGAGCGCCAACCAGTTTGCCATGTTCAAGGCCCGTGCCGAGGCCGAGGGCTTCAAGGGATCGGATGCGGGTCTCAGGATTGCCCAGCTTGTCCAGGAACACCGCGCCGCCACGATGCCTGAGGGACAGGCCGCAGCGCACGCATTCGGCGAGCAGGCGGTCTACAAGCAGGAGCCGACCGGCGTTCTCGGGATCGTGTACCGCGTCCTGCAAGACGCCATCAACAACAAGGTCAAGGTGGCGGGAATCCCCATACTGAAGCCGTTCCTGCCGTTCATCCGCATCCCTACCAATCTCCTGAACGAGTCGCTCAACTATACGCCCGTCGGGTTGAAGCGGGCTGCCATAGGCACGCGCGGTGCAACCGGAGAGTCTGTGGCGATGACCGCCGACGATCGCACGCGGCTTGCGATCAAGAGCGTGGCCGGCAGTCTTCTCATGGGAGGCTTGGTTCAGCAGGCCGTTTCGCGCCACGCCGACCGCTCCAAGGAGGCCAAGCACTACTTCGATGTGTCCGGTGAGGGCCCCAAGGACTACGCCCGCAAGATGCAGCTCCAGCAGACCGGCTGGAGGCCGCACTCCGTCAAGATAGGCGACAAGTGGTACAACTACATGTACACGCCGCTTGCCGTGCCGCTGTCTGTGGCGGGCAACGTGGCCGATGCCTTGCGATTTGAGAGACGCCCCGACGAGATGCTGCTGGGGAGCCGCGTGGCGGATGCCGTAGGTGCCTCGATGCGCGGCATCATGGATACGCCGATGCTAGAGGGGTTGTCGAATCTCGCGGATTTCGCGGGGGGCAAGACCTCCGCGGGCAAGGTTGGTCGCTTCCTCATGGCTACAACGGCGAGCACCGTTGTCCCGGGAATCGTGCGCCAGATAGACCAGGCGCTCGACCCGCGCCAACGGGAGGCCTCAACTCCCGGCGAGCTTGCGAAACAGCAGATCCCGTTCGTCCGGCGCGGCGGCGAAGTGCGCACGGATGCCCTCGGAGATCCAATCACGTACACGCCGACGCAGCGTTTCTTCAGCCCCGAGAAAGCCGATCCTCTACGCCAGGAGCTAAACCGCAGGAACATCGCCATTTCCGAGCCCCCCAGGGACACGAAGATAGGCAACCGGCAGATGACGGACAAGGAATACGCCACCTACCGGCAGGTCTCCGGCCAGCGCATCAAGTCTCAGCTCCAATCACTCTTGCCGCGTTTCCACGGCATGAAGGATGCCGACGTCCAGAAGGAAGTGCGGCGCATCGAGGAACAGTCCCACGCTGCCGTGCGGGAGACAATTACCCGAATGGCCTCCCACAATGCCCCGCAGCGATAACTCGCTTTCCGGTAACGCAGCCGTATAACGACCAAATCCAATGGACTCGCCGACAGCAGAATTCATCCATGAGACGGCAGCCGCGGTGGGTCCGCCAGACCCAGCCACCCCGCAGGTCCCGTTCCAGACGCCGCTCAAGCTGACGCGCGAGCAGGAGGACCGGATGATCGAGCACGCCTTCAACCGCGAACGCGGCATCTCCAACGAACTCGGGCGCGACCAGACGTTGCAGCCGACGTGGTGGGCCAATCTGGCGCCATCCCCGAACATGCAGTCGGCCGCCCAGGGCTTCCTCCAAGCCAGCACGTTCCTTGGCAAGAGGAGTCGCTTCGAGGCGTCCTTCATGAACGACGTTTCGTGGCGCCCGTGGACGATGGGGGTCGACAACATCTTCATGCAGTCGAACATCGTGGTCCCTCTGTCGCGCCGGATAACGCGCCAGATGATCGCGCGGGCAAAGAAGAACTTCTTCGGGTCCGAGCCGTGGCTTTCGGTGGACCCCACTCCGGGCACCGGCGACCAGCTCGAGGCGGATCAGGCCGAGAGGATCGAGCGGTACTGCCGCTTCAAGGCCCGCGAGGCGAACACAAAGGGCAACCTTGGCCGCGGCATCTCCCAAGCCCTTATCTTGGGCGAAGTGGCCATGAAGACGGCCTACGTCGTCCGCGACCAGATATTCGACACAGAGGCTCAGGTCTTGGTGGACGTCGAGGGCAAGGCCGTGCTGGGGGATGACGGCAACACGATCAGCCAAGAGGACCAGTGGCAGCGCAACGAGGACGAGGGCACCGATCAGGAGTACTTGGCGCGCGACATGATTACGCCTAGGCCCGCGGCGCCGGTTTTCCAGAAGATGCCGCTCAACAAGCGCCAGGTCCTATTTGAAGGCGCCAAGACGGAGCCGATATTCTACAAGGACTTCCTGTGCCCGCTGACGGCACCGAACGTCCAGGAGGCCGACTGCATCTGCCACATCTACGACAAGCAGGTCATGGAGTTCGTCGACCTGATCGTGAAGCGCGGGATGGTCGACAACAACCAAGCGGGGCGCGACGAGGCGGGCAAGAAGATGATCGCGCTCGTTCAGGCCCTAGACAACAACACGGCGGCGTCCAAGGCCGCGGTCAACATGGCCATCCGTCCCAACGAGAACTTCACGCCGATGCCGTCCCAAGCCGGCGAGTCGTCCGGGCCGGTCGCCGAGTTCATTGAGTTCTACATGTGGTACGACGCCAACGGGGACGGCGTGGCCGAGAACATCATGCTGATCTGCGACCGCAACAGCCGGAAGCCCATCTTCTATGACCACGTTGCGAATATCACGACGGATGGCCTAAGGCCCATCGAGATAGTGCGCGTGAACGGGATCGAGGGCCGCTGGTACGGCCTCGGCATCATGGAACTCTTCGAGTCCTACCAGACGATAACCGACCTGATGGTCAACCGCTGGAACTTCGAGAACAGCCGCTCGGGCAAGGTTATACTCTGGTCGCCCAAGAACACGCTCGAGGGCGATCGTGACGGGAACCTGAAGATGGGCTTCGGACAGACGTACACCAAGAAGCCGGGCATGAAGGCCGAGGATATTGTCGAGGTCGTCCGCATGGAGGACATGAAGTTCGACCAGTTCCAGACGCTTGTGCAGTTCTTCATGCAGCTCGCCATGAATGAGTCCGGCGTCACCAACGCCAACGACAACCAGGCGGCGGGCCTCCAGTCTGCGAAGCTGGCCACGGGGATCATGCAGATAGAGCAGTCGGGCGACGAACTCTTCGCCCCGATCATCGAGGACCTCGCCGAGCCGTTGGGGAACATCGTGACCCGCGAGGTCGACGTGACACTGGCCAACCTGGATGCCGAGGAAGCCTTCGACTATTTGGAGGGCAACACGGCCGGGATAGACCACATAAGCGGAGAGGACGTGCGCGGGCTAAAGTTCCGCTGCCAGATCGAACTCACGACGCACAAGAACCAGCAGATTCTTCAGCTCTCGGCCCAGGCCATTGCGCTCGTCAAGGACTACTACCTGAACACGCCGCCTCAGGTTCAGGCCTTCGTGGCGCCTCTGTACCGCGCCCAGTTGCGCATCTTGGCTCCGGCCGTCAATCCCGACGACGTTATCAAGATCATGCCGGCGCCGCTGGGTCTGCCGGCACCGATGGGGGCAACTCCGGGCGGAACTGGCCAGGCGCCAGAGCCCGTCGGGGGGGCCACGGCCGCCGCGTCGTCACCCTTTGGGGCCCAGATGACCCAGGTCAATACGCCAAAGAAGGCGGCCTGATTACTAATTCGTCACGAATCAGTAATTTGTTAGTAGTTGCAAATTGACGCAGCGGTCAGGTCGTGGTGCGCTCGTTGCGCCATGAGTAAACCAATGCGTGCGAAGATGCAGATTCAGTCGGTAGCCAAGCAGATTGGCGGCTGGTCTGAGATCGTCGAGATGTCAGCGGTCTACGGGGGCAGTACGAACGACGAGGACAACTCGTTTGCGAAGACCACGCCCTCCGGTACGATCCGACTGCAGATCGCGAACAAGGAACTGCATGGGGTCTACCAGCCTGGAGACACGTTCTACGTGGACTTCACGCCGGTCCCGAAGACCTAGCTAGTTCCCCGTAATCACCTCCGCAAGGAGCGAGCCCCGGTGTCGCCGCAAGGCAATCGGGGCCTTTTATTTCCCGCTGAAGAGCTTCCTCGTCTTGTGGCCGAGTCCCTTCACGTTCTTGGCGAACCGCGCCATGTGCTGCATGTGCGGGTTGCTAGAATGGAGCGCGCCTGAGAGCTTTGCCGCTGGTATGGGCTTACCCTCGGGGACGTGGAGGGCGCGATGGAGTGCGCCCTTGTGACCGGGCTTGTCCACTCCTGTTTTCTGGATCCACTTTTCGGCCATGACCGCGTTTTGACCGCGTTGTGACCGCAAGTCAAGATGCCAGTAATTCTTGCTTGACCGGATAGCCGAGTGGCCTAAGCCTGCCGCCGTGCATATCGTTACCCTGCCCGTAACCATCGAGACAAATCCGGGCGAATTCATCAAAGCTGGCCGATACGTGGCCGACAACCTGCTCTGCGCCCAGCTCATAAATCTCTGCGGCGACGGAGAGATGGAGCCGATGCAGGAATATCGGCCGTTCGACGAGTCCCAAGACTGGAACGGCAAGAAGATACTCCTGCTGCGCGCGGGTGGCTTCGGAGACATCATCAACCTGACGCCATCCTGCCGGGAGATCAAATGTCGCTGGCCGAATTGCGAGGTCCACGTCGCCTCGATGAAGCTCTACTCGTGCGTCCTGGAGAACCTGCCCTACATCTCGGGCCGGGTCGAGTACCCGGTGTCCCTAGACGCGCTGCACGCCTATGATGCATGGGTGTTCTTCGAGAACGCGGTCGAGAAGAACCCGCGGGCCGAAAAGCTGCATCTGGTGGACCTGTTTGCGGAGATAATCGGATTGACTAAGCAACCGTGGATCGGAGTGTCCGGCATGGGTTGGCTCGGGACGGATTGGACCGACCACAAGAAACCCGAGTATGTCGTGACCAAGGAGGAGATCGGATGGGCCAACGTACAATACCCGCGCAAGCCGGGTTTGCGCCGCCTCTGCATCCAGCCCATAGCGTCTGGACAATGCCGGGTCTACGATTTTGCGAAGATGGGGCACGTGATAGACGCATTCGCGGCAAAAAAGACGTGGGAAATCTATCTGCTGGGCGCCCACGAATCCATTAGGATGCAGGAGACGCCGCTGGTTCACAACATGACGGTGAACCCGATGACGTTCCGCCAAAGCGTCGCAATCCTCAATGGTTCCGATTGCCTGCTCGCCAATGACTCGTCCTTGATACACGTGGCCGGGGCGCTCGACATTCCGGCTGTCGGCCTGTACGGGCCGTTCCCATGGAAATTGCGCACGGCGTATTATACGTCCGTGTTGTCAATCTCGGGCAAAGGGCGCTGCAGTCCGTGCTTCTACCACGAGTCGCTCGGGAAGCTCACGCGCGATCCGTTCCCTAAGAACTGCCCGAGCCGGGCCAAGAATCACTGCGAGGTGCTGGCGTCGATCCCAGAGAAGACGATCATCGCGAAGATCGAGAAGCACGCCCGTCCCCTCAAGTTACAGGCTCTATGAGGGTCCTGACTGCCTTTCTCCTGCTCGCGGTCGTGGGGCCTTTCTGGCTGATAGGCTTTGCCTGCGGGATAGCGGCAAGCGGCTGGATGCAGGGATACGAAAGCTGGTGCGCGGTGACGGAGGCGATCTGCAAATGGGATGAGTAGCACGATTCCAACCCAGGAGGAGCTGGCCGAGGCCGCGCGGTTCGAAACCCAAGCCCGCCAGGACTTGCAGGACATCCGGCAACTCCGCGACGACGTGCCGTTCAATCGCTATTTCTTGCGGCGGCTTGTGCAGCGCAGGGATTACATAGCCAACCGCTTTAGGAACGAGCCAGCGACCGAGTGCGACAAAGAGGAGAGGGAAATCCTGCGTCGCGTGCTGATCGAACTCGAGACGTTCATCAACCTTGCGAGCGCCGATGAGGCTGAAGCAAAGCTCTCGCTGGGCCGGCTGGCCTAGGCAGCCGCCTCGTAGTCGAAGTCCTGCTCTCCCGTGTCCCGGGGGCCCGTCCGCGTCAGGTTGGTCTTGGCCTTTGGGGTCGCTGCGCCTCCGAAGAGCCGCTTTGTGTAGTCGTGGTAGATCGAGGCCGACGTGGGATTCGAGAACTTTCGTGCATATTGCCCGATTCCCCCCATGTGGCCTCCGCCTTGGAGATCGCTCTGGACGCCCTCCCTGGCCGCGGCGAGATCGCCCTGCGGGCCCGGTGGCGCTGTGGCGGCGTCGTAGGTCTCTTCCGTGCCCGGCCCGGCGGCGGGGGTGGCCGCGGCCTGCCCTTGGTTGAGATCGTCGCCTGGCGGGGTCCTGTTGCCCCTCTGGCTGTATCCCATGGCCTTGCCGGGCTGGAGCGTGGGCGCCGGCACGGCACGGGATGTGCCCTCTACTTGGGGCGGGCCCCCGCCGTTGGCTAGGGGATTGGCCCTTTCGGTCTGGGGCGGCCTGTTGGCCGGGGCCATCTCCTGCCCGGGATCCAGACCGGGGGCCGCGGTCGGCCTTACCGCGCCGCGCCACGCCTGAGGCGTATTTGGGGCTTGGGCGCCAAAGCCGGTGGCCAGCGGTCCCCGGTAGTTGGGATCGGTCGGCAGAATGCGGCGTCCGCGGGCGCCCGCGTCTATGATCCCTCCCGAGTTCGGGGTCGGGGGGCTTCGTTTCAAGCCCGTCGTGACGCCTGGGACAGCGGGGGAGGGATTGGCGGCCGTGCCGACTGGTCCCGGCCCCTTGGGCATCCCCGATGCGCTCGTCTGGCGCCCCGAGTAAAGAGGGCGGGTTCTCATGCCGCTGCGTTGTCCGGGCAGGTTGGTATGCATCAGATTTCGCGCCAAGGCTGTTTCATGGTTCGCAGATGCCCAATACACTCGCCCTGTGTCTCGTGTAAAGATAGAATGAGGGTGTACTCGTCGGGCGATCCGCCCTTCTTCTTGGCCCACATCACATGGTCGCAGGGGCAATGGGGGATGCAGTTGATGCGAAGTCCCGCCGGCCACCAGCGCCTCCACACGACGTAGAGATCCTCCGTGCCCTGCCCGTCGTAGCCCTCGAAGTTGGCGAGCGAAAGGGCCTGCGGGTTCATCAGCGTGCAGCCGAATCCGCACCAGTCGGACGGGACGACGGACCCCTTTCCTATGCCCGGATAAGCCGTCTCGAACCAGCCCCGGCGCCTCCAGCCGTGCTTGGCGATCACTTGAAAAACATTGCCGTCGGGGGGGCATTTATTAACCGCCTCGTCATACTTCTTCCTGCGATCCTTGAATTCCTGCGGCAGATCCTTCACCTTTTCGTCGTTGAGGCGCTTGATCTCGGCCTCGAGGGCAATGCGCTCGGCCTTGAGTTCGTCCGTCAGTATCCTCTCGTCCTCGATGTAGTCTTGGGCGATCGTGTTGAACTGCGTCCCGCGCCCCCCAAGGAACGCCTCGTTGGGATACGGGCACGAGGATACGGAATAATATCCGCCATCAAAGCAAAGCATGTCCATGCTGCATCCCAGAGCGTTTGGGGGCGGCAGGGTATCGCTGTCCAGCGACCAGCAGAACTCGGGGTTGAGCCTGCGGGCCTCGGTGAAGGCTGCTCCCCTCAAGGTGGCAATCAACATCTGGGCCGCTATCTTGTAGTTCGGCTCGTCCGGCTTTTCCTCCCCGGCGTTAAGATGGGTGATCGTCCAGTTGGCGGGCAGCGATTCCTTCCACGATTTCACGGCGTCCTTTACCTGGCGGGAGTTGTCGCCGGCAATGATGGCGACACCCGGCTCGGTGATTCCCGCGGCGAACACGTTCGCGGCCACCCTGCGCCCGAGCGTCTTCATCGCGTAGCAATAGCTCTCGGTCGCGGCGACGGTTACGACAAGGCTCAATTGGGTATCTCCTGAAAAGTGTAGTAGTAGGACACGGCGCCGGTCGTCGCCGGGATTGTAGCCGTTCCGGTCGTGTTGGTGCAACTCGTGTACGTAGCCTGTGGAGAATTTGCGTTCATGGGGAACACTGAAAAAAGGAATGTCACGCTGGTTGTGGACTGAACGGAACTGCCGAGGGGATTGGCTATCGTGAAACTCGTTGAATTGGAGCCTAGGGACTGGTTGTTGAGCTGGCTTATGTAGCCCGCGAGTCCGACTCCCCTGCCGACATAAATCCCGCTGATTGTCTGTCCCTCGTTCTTGAGGGATTGATGGCTGCCGGCGACGATGTTGTCCTCCCAAACGAGGGCCGAACCGCCGTACTCGATGTCCAAGACATTAAGCGCCGAGTTGTTAAAGATGTCGTTGCCGGTGAAGGAAACATTAGCCCACACTGTCGTCCCCGTACTGAGCAGCGTGAAGTCAGAATACACATACCATGTTCCGGTGGCCGGATTCACACGCCCGTAGACATAGTTCGCCACGCTCCCATTGTTATTGTCGTAGAATTTGCAGTTCTTTATTTGAAGACCGCTGGGACTATCAAGGACCGCCCCCCTTCGTCCCCCGTTGAACACCACTCCGCTTATGATGGTATCGGTCGATCCGTATTCAACGGTCAAGTCCCGAGACCCCCCATAAACGAGGTCGGCGTTGTAGCATCCGCCGGAGACGTTCGTCCGGAGACAGCCCGAGATCCAAAGCATTCCCATTTCCGCGTTCGTTATTCTCAGGCCGGTTACGCTGGTATCCTCGCACGCGCCAAGGAACATCGCATCGCCCGGCGATGTGATTTCTCCGCCGACTATGTTGTTATTCTCACAGTTTTGAAGATTGATCGCACCGTCACCAGACAGGCTTCCTTGATACGGCAGGAACATGTTGCTATAGGCATTCGTTAGGTTGGAGAGCATCTCCACTCCCGATCCGGCTCCTGTCACTTGAATCGCGCCTCCGCCGGAGGTCGCAGACACCTGGAAGGTCGAACCCGAGGCGTTTACGACGAAATATTGCTGACCAGGGCTTATGCCCGTCGGCAACGTTCCTCCCTTCGACACGAAAAAGGAAACGGTGGTGTTATTTGAGGGTAGCGTGGACGACCCGAAAGTTATGTTTGCGTTCCCCGTATTAAAAACTACCGTGGGAAAAAGAGAGCTTGGAATCATGTACGCTTGGGCCATGGCGAACTGATTATCCGTATAATTCCCAGTGTTCGCCCCCCCCACGCTGTATTGGTAAAACGAGTCGATCATCCAAAGGAAGCCGTAGTCCCAAAGGAACTGCCCGCAGTTTATGAAGTGCGGGTTGACGATCGTGATTCCCGCGCAGGCGAGTGTTATGTTGTTGAAATTATAGGTGTAGCTGGATGCCGTGCCGCTGTTGGTGCCGGCTACCTTTATGACGCTGCCTCCGGTATTCAAGCCGTCCACATCATCCCACTCGCAATTCGAGCATCCGATGGACGACACCCCGAAGTTGAACGTGATGACGCCCTCCTTCGGCAGCCAGGGGTTGTTCGTGTACGTGGTAAGGTTCTGATTGAATACGTTCCCCACGAAGCTGCCGCCCTTCCAGTGGAAGTTCTGGACGTCGGTTCCGACTATGAATGAGGGCGTGGGATAACTCGGCGCCCCGACGATCGAGTTTGGATATGTCACCGTCACCCCATAGGCCAGCACCGTGCAATTGTTGGGCGCCGTTGCGGCACCCGCGCTGACGATCGACGGACACGTATATGAACCGGGCGGAAGGATGAGGGTCGTTTTCACGCCCGACGCGGTTATCGCGGAGAACGCTGCAGTTAGCGGAACCAAAATGTCGGACCCTGATGCAATGGGCGCGACATAGACCGTGTTGTTCGTGGAGGCTGGCGCCGCAGCTCCCCCGTCGGCCAGTATGGTTCCGACCGCGTTTGCGAACGTGGCCAAGTGTCCTATCGTCGCCGATGCTGGCGCATAAACGTTTCCGACCGACCCGCCAGAAAGGGCGCCCCCGAGCTGCGCAATGGTGAAAGGCCCCATCGCCCCGAAGGTGTTGCCCCCGAAGCCCTGCCGATAAACGTACACATAGTCATAGGATTGGGGCGTGTACGGCGAGGGAATTGGCCCGAGATAGGGTTGCTGGGCGAGCCCGGCGATCGGCCAAAAGAGAAGTGCAAGCGCGCGAAGAAGGCGTTTCATGGGAATTCGATGTTAGCTGGAAACCGGGTAGGCTGGATAGTTAATAAAGTTGATCGGCGTGTCCATGCTCGAATTGGTGGCCACCATGGGCACGCTCTCGGCGGCCATCCCATCACCCGGCAGTACGCTGGAAGTGGTGCCCGGGCCGGACCATGTGATCTGCGTGGTGCCCGTGTTCGAGAAGCTGTCGCATGTCGTTATCCGCTCGATTCCCCCGGTGTTGGAAATGACCGTGGAGGCGGTCGAGTTCCAGTCGAATCCGCCCATGACGGAAGTCTGAATGGTGTTCTGAAGAGTGGAGTTTACCGCACCGACGATGGCAGCGGCGTAGCTTGTGGATGTGGTCGATGGAACGCCAACCCGCGTCGTCGTCGTGCTCGAGGGCACGACGGCCACGCTGACGCTGGCCGGGAAGCCCGTTGCCCCGAAGGTGACGTTGGGAGGCCCCGAGATATTGGTGCCTATGGGTTCGGAGCTTCCGAAGGTGGTTGGCGTGGGTTGCCAGCCCTGTCCTATCGTGGTATCCGCATACGTAGGAGGCAGCGCCGAGGTCTGCAAATGCTGCAGATAGGTGAGGGAGGTGGTCGCGCTCGTGAGAGTGGCGCCGGCCGCCTGCGTGGCCACGTTCGTAGCCGACGACGAATACGACAGGTTGACGAAAGTCGCCGTGCCCTTGAAGCTGGATGCGGTGAAGGTGACGGTGATCGTTCCGGCGGCCGTCGAGGTGCCCGTGTGGGTCGGGCTGAGGAATGACGGATAGGTGAAGCTGATCGAACTCGTGGTCGTCCCGGTGGCGCAGGTCGTCGTAAGCGTGTATGTCACGCTGGCCGAACTCGTGAAGCTGGGTCCGGACTGGGCGCTGCTGGTCGAGCTCACGGTGGTCGACGAACTGTAAAGGAGCTGCGTCGTGAGGGAACTCGTGTAGCTGATCGTCGCCGTGGAAAAAAGGGTGAGAGGAACGGTCTCCCCGAGCGTCACGGTGTGGCTCGCGGTGGTCTTCGTGCCCGTGGTCGCATAGGAGGCCGTGGCCGTTGGCAGGACGGCGACCTGGTAGGTGGAGGTGCTCGACGTGTAGGTGGTCGAAGCCGTCGTCGCAAAGGCGAAGCTGGTTGGAAACCACGTCACCGTGACAGCCGGCGCCGAGAAGTCCACGAGGTTGAACGGGGCGGATCCCGCGTTCATGTCCGCGGTGAACGTGGCCGCCGAGAATGATGCCCCTATGCTGGTCATGGCATCGGTCCCGGTCGTCGATACGGACCATGGCCAGTCCGTGGATGTGGCCAAGACAAGCGTCCCAATGTTGTCCGTCAGCGCGGCGGTCGTCGTAGCGTAGGTCGTTGCCGTGATCGTCCATGAGGAGGACGAACTAGACGTGAATGTGTCGGCGCTCGAGGCCGTGGTCGAGGAGTTCTCCGTGGTCGTGGTGGTGGTCGATGTCGGGGGCCCGACCTGCGTGGTCGTTGATGTTGCCGTAACGGTCGTCGAATCCGGATAGGAGCTCTCCCGTGTTGACGTCGTGCTGACGCTGGCGACGTAGGTCTCGGTCGACGACAGGGTGGTAGAGTTGTAGGCGAATGTTGATCCCAAATAGAAGGGCTGCGATGCGGTCGAGGAATGCGTGACCCCGTTCACGGTCGAGAGCGTGGTCGCGTTCAGCGTGGCGATCGTGTTGCCCGGAGTTTGCGTGAACACGTTCTGGAAGGATTGGGACGTGGAACTCGTGGACAGGCCGGCCGAGCCGGAGGAGGTCACGAATGTCACTCCGGTCGTCGTCCCGGACGTGAATCCCTGAGTGACGCCCAGGGATTTCTGAGACGTAAGAGTGTACGTGGGCGTCGTGAGGAGGCTCGATAGCACATTTCCGACCGCGCCCGCCACGGTCGTAGAGCTGCCCCCCGCCGTGGATACTGAGTATCCGAAGTTGAACGTAGGGCAGAAGGCTGAATCGGTCTGCGTGGAATTGGTGGGGTCGATGTAGGTCGTCGACTCCGGGCATGAGTAGAAGGCAACCGAGTTGGACGATTGCGCGGACTGGGAGCCGGAGCCAGTCTGTGTGCCGCTGGAGGAGGTCGAGTTGGCGCCCGTGTTGGAGGCGGTATAGCTTGTCACGCTCGTCCCGTATTGCGCCGACTCGGACGAGGTGAAGCTGGAACTCGACGTCGTTGTGATCGCCGAAGAGGTTGTCTCCCATGTCCACATGGCTAGGTGACTCCAGGGACCCAGGTGAACCAGATGTCGTAGGGAAGGGTTCCGGGCGCGGGGCTTGATTTGTCTGTCCTGAAGACCTCGGATCCGATCATGATTACGCTCCCGTCTCCGATCGTGCGGAACCATACCTGATCTATCACGACGCCAAGCAGGAAATCGAACGACGTCGGGGGCTGCCCCATGTTGGTTGGTATCCCGGCGGGCGCGGACCCCGCAAAGGACAGGGTGGCCCCGGTGATCTGCCCGTTGCTCGCGGTGCAGGAGAGCGTCAGGAAATAGGTGGAGCTTGGGCCGAGGGCCTGCGTGATCGTGTAATTGCTAGGCAGCAGCCCGTTCACGGTGCCCGGCTGCACCGCATAGCCGGCCGTACCGGCAGAGATGACATCGAAGGGAAAGACCTGCGTGAGTCCTCCTCCGCCTCCGGACGCGGGGGGCGTCTCGATGATGTCCAGCGACCTCTGGAACTGGGTGGGGAGCACGTCGTCCCGCGCGAGCAGGCGCGACTTTCCGAACCGGCCGTCCACGACGTCGGCGAAATCGGCCTCAATCTGAAGCCTGGACATCTCCATCGGCGATTGCATGGCTAGAAGGAATATGTCGTCACGCGCCTGCGATAGACGACGACCCCTGTCACGTCTATAAGGTAGATGTCATTCTGGACCTCGATCGTGGTCGCTCCAGACGGGGGAGCCGTGGGGGTTGAGGCGGCTATGGTGTAGGAGTATGCTGACACCATGATACCATTGAACGTAGCCGCGCCGCCGGATCCGCCTGTCGAGGCCGAAAGGTACTTGTTTGCGCCTATCTCCCCCGCGACAGCCTGAGCGGCGGCTGCCGGTGGCGACGCCGTGACGTAGGAATAGTTGAGGGAGGCCCATGCGGACACCGTGAACGGCGTCGTTGTGATCTGTGCCGTGTTGTAGTCGATTGTCTCCGTGGCAAGGATGTCCATTTCCACTGGCGGGACGAGCGTCCAGCCGGGATTGGGCGAGGTGAGCTCGATCTGGCCCGGCATGGGGAACTTCCTCTGGCGCCGGAGCGCCGCGCTTGCCGGCGGCTTCTTGTACGTCGCCCGGTTGATGACGTATCCGGCCTTCTGGATCGTCTGTGTGTCTATCAGGTACGCCGTGCCGCTGCCGGGATACGAAGGGGTGACTGCCGTGTGGGTATTCGTGACAACCTCGTAGAGGAGCGCCCCGTCCGGCTCCCCGCGGGTCGTGATCGACTCCTGCCCATTGCCCTCGGACCAGCGGTAGTCGTAAACATTGTAGCCATTCTCGACGCGGGTTGGCGATGAGGCCAGCGTGGGCGAACCTCCCTCGAACTGTACCACGGTGCCCCCGATGGTCGCAGACGGCGCCGAAGGGGCCGAGCCCAGGCCAACGATCCGGTAGGTGACAAGTGCCCCGGACTCGCTGACTGTCTGCTCCGAGAGGACGATGCCTTGACCAACGGCCCAGACAGTCGTCCATATCCGGTATCCCTCGCCGTCGGTGAACTCGTTGCGCACCGCGATCGCCGCTCCGAAACTCGTGGGCTGGATGCTCGCACCCGGCGACGTGATGTACTTGAGTGTCGTCCTCGTGACGCCGTTCGTGCCAGTATCGACGGACTGCAGATATTCGATTTCCTTGGAAATCTCCTGTCCGTTCGTGCCGCCCGCCGCCTCGGCGAACGTGTACGTGTAGATGATCGTTCCGTCTTCGAAGCGTGTGCCGTTTCTCTTCTCGCTCTTGACCAGGACGACCGTGCCGCTAACGACGGGTGCCGGGGGAGACGGGGCGGCGTTGATCGACGTGATCGTTGTCTCGACCAGGCCCGCGTCGTTAGGAGCGCCACCAGTGGAACTGAGGAAGCGGTACTGGATCTCCGTCGAGATGACGCCCTGGCCGAACGCATAGACGCCCGTCCATATCCGGTATCCGTCCTGCTCCTCGTCGGTGATTGCGATTTCCTCGTAGCCACCGGGAGGTGTGATGGGGTTCGATGCGCCAGGAACCGAGAGATATTTTATCGTGACAACGGTCACGCCCGTCGTCCCTTGGTCTGGCGACAGGCGGTATTCCGTCTGGTAGGAAATCTGGCCGGTGCCCTTGGCAAAGGTATATGTGTAGACCGGAAGGCCCGCAACGTGGTCAATCTTCTTGTCGATCAGCGTGTAGCCGCTTGGAGTCGGTGGCACCTCGTTGACGTAGACGTCCGTCTCGATGAGGAGGGCTCCGTCATACTTCGTCTGGACGTCCGTCGAGATTTGGCCGGCCGTGATATACGTGCGCTTGATCCGCTGCAGCGTTCCGTCGTCCGTGCGCTCCTCGAGCTTCAGGACAGCCGAGAATGATCCTAGGGTTATCGAGGCGCTTCCAACGACCAGGTAGGTTGGTGTGACCCCCGCTACGGATGTCGAGAACTGCAGGAAATTCTCTATGATCGTGTAGAGGCCGTCTTGGTCCGCGTCGATCTCCGGGTCGCCCACCATGATCTCGGCCGTCGCCGGGATCGTCTCGTAGACCCGCGTGAGGGTGGGCATCTTGACGTTCGGATCCGCGGGTTCATTCCCGTTCTCTTGGAATTGTCCGGAAAAGTCCTGGTGAACCAACCTGCAGTTGGGATAGGCAACGTCGGCCGTCCCCCACGCGAGCAAGTCCACATTAACGCCGGGCTGCGAGCCGTTCGCTGTCGGCCGCTTCGTCACCTCGTTAAGGATGTCGAACGTGCGCGTCACACGCTGGCGCAGATCCGGTAGTATCTCAACCTTCGGCGACCTGTTGCGCTCGTCAGGCGCTTTGTAGTTCACGGCAGGCATGATTCACGATGTGCCACTTTGCCGTGCAGAATGCAAGTCGTGCGTATCGCAACGCCATTTTGGCGCTTGACAGTAAATCACGCATAATGCACGAATGCGGTCCTATGAGCAACGAACCGCGGGGGAACCCCGGCTCGCCGACTCCGGCAGAGCCCAGTTCTTTACCAACGCCAGAGACAGCACTAGCGAAGAAAGTATCCGAAGCCCGTGACCCGCGCGCCCTCAAGGAGGCGCTGGCCGGACTCAGCATGGTAGCCGCAAAGCCGCCGCCGGACAAGGGACCAGCAGACGATGGGAGTGCGCAGCAGGCCGGGGATCCCCCCGCCGCTCCGGCAGCCCCCGCAACTCCGGCCCCTGAACCCGACCCGGCCGCGCCGCCGGCAACGCCAGCAGAACCAGCCGCGGAACCCGCAGCCGAGCCTGCAGCGGAGCCCGCCGCAGCCGATCCCGCAGCCCCGGCAGAGCCAGCCGCCGACCCGGCCGCACCAGCGCCAGGGACGGACCCAGAGCTTGATGAGGAGGTTACGCCACTCACAGCCGACAGGGCCCGCCTTAGGTTCGCCAAGGACGACGAGGTGGGCAGGCTCGCAGCATCCTTCAAGTCCCGAAATCGGGACTGGACACTCCGGCAATGCATGGAGGCAGCCGAGAAGCAGTTGGGCGTGACGCCCGCTACTCCGGCCGGCACCCCGGCAGCGCCAGAGGCCATAGGAAACCCTAAACTCCCTCAGACGGTCGCAGCAGTCGACAGCGCGATCGAGCAACTTGAGGCAGAGGCAGTCGCAGCCGGAAGGGATCTGGACCTGCGCAAGGTTGCCGAGATCCAGAACCAGATCCGCAAGCTGGACCGCCAAAGGGCGGACCTCGCAGAAGCACGCAGGGATGCAGCCGTGGAACAAGCCGCGCAGTACGACGAGGCATTCACCTCCTCCGAACAGCGCGCCGCCGAATTTTACCCGGATGCAGCCAAGCCTGACAGCGAGTTTGGCAAGCGCATGGTGGAGATCGAGGACTCCCTTAGGGTCCTCGGAGATCCCCTCTATGACAGCCCGGACAAGCCTCTTCGCATAGCGCAGATGGTGGCGACGGAGCGCAGCATCGCGCCCCGCAAGCCAGGAGCCAAGCCCGCCGCAGCGGCCAAGCCCGCGGCGCCCGCAACTCCGGCAGCCGCCGCACCCAAGAAGGGGGTAATCCCCACTGGCGCAAGCAGGACAGCACCCGCGTCCGCAGTCAATCCTGTGGAAGCGAAGATAGCGGGAGTACGCACTTTGCACGATCTCAGAGCGATCCATAAGGAATTAGGAATGCGAGAGTTCTGATCAGGGCAGGGAGAGTAGTCCGGCGACCTTCGTGACCGCAGCCCCCAGCCGGGGGGCCCCCGGCATTTCAGTCGCAATTCTCTCTCACCATGTCCTTTTCAATCGGCACACCGAATACCGGCCTGGCGCTCTCTACGCTCAGTCCGGCGTCGGTTCGAATCATCTGGCAGAAGACGGTAGACATCTTCGAGCAGGAGGAAGACTTCTGGATGCAGTTCGAAGGCACCAGCAAGCACTCCCCGATCTGGGTCATTAACGACACATCCGTCGGTAAGGGCCTCACTTTCAACGTAACGTCCCGCGCCGGTTACTATGGCCCGGGCAAGCTGGGTGACAATCTGTTCATCCTGCAGTCCGACTTCGAGGCGGACGTCATCAACAACAACCAGTTGGTCGCGGACTTCATTCGTAACGCGACATCCATCACCCAGCGCACCGACGAGTACCTCGGTATGCAGGGCGAACTGGCGAACGGGCAGGCCGAGGAACTCGGCAAGTGGATGGGCCGCGCGAAGAGCAAGCGCGTGTTCGCCACGATCAAGCTGCTCGGCAATGCCGACAACTACTTCATCTCGAACGGCAAGAGCACGGCCGACAAGCTGAAGACGGCGGACGGCTTCCTCTACAACGACCTGCTCATGATGGGGCAGGCCCTCAAGCCGAAGGGCGGATCTCCCTGCACAGTCGCCACGGTGCGCGGCACGCCCGTCAGGAAGTACTGCGTCGTCGGGACAACCCCCGGGCTCTTCAGCCTGAAGCAGGACCCGAACTACCAGCTCATCCTGCAGCAGGCGGCTCCCCGCGAAAAGTGGGACGAGAATCCGCTGTTCCAAGGCGGCTACGCCGAGTTGGACGGACACTCGATCCGCGAGTACAACCCGATCGACGCGGACGGCCGCTCGATCGTGGGCAGCATGTTCAACCCGAAGGCCTTCCTAGGAACGGCGATCACGGCCGGCACCGCGGCCTTCGCGGTGACGGGCGGCGGCAGCGCCTATCCTGCGGGCGGCGACACGACCACTCAGTACTTTGAGTGCTTCGACAACTACGCCTTCCCCTTCACCTCGCTCTTCAGCTACACGCCGGGCTCGACGCAGAAGTACTTCCTCGTCGTCAACGCCCCGAACGACCCGCTAGGGGCGGGCGTAGGCATGTATGGCTACACGACAGGAAACAACGGCAACGCCATCACCATCAACCAGCGCCTTGCGGCCGTCCAGAACGGCCCGACCGCGCTGGTCACGGTCGGCAACGTTACGTGGAACACCGGCGCTTGGTCGACCGCGAATGGCGGACCCGGCCACAACGAGAACCACTCGATCGGCTCCACGATCGTCCAATGCAACGCGAACGGCGTTCCCGTCGGCGGGACCGTCATGTTCGGCGCAGGCTTCATGCTGCGTGGCTACGGCTCGATGCGCAACCAGCGCAGCCAGTGGCTCGTTGACGGTGGATTCGAGACCCGCAAGTACATCACGTCCGTCTTTGGACAGCAACTCAGGCAGAACGTGAACAGCAAGTACCCGGGCTTCGTCTACATGACGCACTCGATCTCCTACCCGGAGCTCGGCCTGCCCGTCATCACCTAAGCAACGCCCTGAAGGTTTCCCGGGCCATCCCGCTTTTGGGATGGCCCTTTGAAGCCTTTTGGCTACCGCTTATGGCAATGAGACTCATCATATTCGTCAAGGGAGCGCCGATCGTAAACGGCTACCGGAGGATGGAATTCGAGTGGAGCGTGCCCCATAAGCTCTATCTCTTCAAGGGTCGGGAACTAGAGGCATCGGAATTCAACGTGGCGGCCGAGCGGGTGTTCAACTCGCCCATCTACCGCAACATGTTCCCGTCCGTCATGATTGCCCCGGGCTCCGTTCAGGCCCCCGCGCCCGCGCCGGAGGAGATCACCCTGGACAAGGCCCTGGGGGTCGTCGAGCGTTACGCGCCACATCGCCTCAAGAAGAAACCCGGTCCGAAGGAAGAGCTAGTGCCCGCATGAAACGATGTCGCTCACGATCCAAGCCGCCGCCAATGACCTCCTGAGCAAGCTCGGGATCGAGGGGACAGACCCCACTCTGGCACCCGCCTTGGCGCAGCAGGACGTCATCATCGCCCTCAATTCGGCCGGCCAGATGCTCCAGCGTGCGGGCGAGGATTACTTCACCAGAACCCCCCTTCAGGTCTACATCAACGCCGGGACCGCCGCCTATGCTATCACGCAGAACGTGCAGGGCGTTCTCGGCCCCGTGAGACTTAATGGCACGGTGCCATTGGCGGCGCTCGAGAGCCGGGGAGAGCTGGACCTGTTCGATCAGATATTCCTTGGGCTTTCGGACGTGGGGGCCGGGCCCGGAACGCCCATCGCCTACTGGATCGAGAGCCTCTACAACGGCCAGACGGCCGGAGACATCGAGCAGTACAACCTGTGGCTGGCGCCTGTTCCGAATGTGAATGGTTATGTCATCCTAGAGGTGGTTGATCTCTTTCCTACGATCGTGTCCGGGAACATCGGATCCGCGAGCCTGCTGCCGGTCGCCCACAACTACGCCGAGAGCATCTTTCTCCCGATCGCGCGACGCTTCATCACCCGGTCGAGCCAATTCAGCCGGCCGGACCTTCTCAAGCAGATCGAGGCCGACGCCGACGTGGCCATGCAGCAGCTCGGGAGCGCCGGGGGCTTCCCGGACGTCGTTCCGGACACCCAACCCCGAAGGACCAAGGGCTAGGCCATGACGACCATCCAGATACTCCACAGGATAGCCCGCCACGCCCGAACGGGCGACTTTACGAGGCTTTCTCTCCCCGAGCGCATGGATTGCCTGGAGGCGCTCAATTCGGCCTTGATGAAGGGCTACAACGCGCTGCCCGTGGTCTACAGGGAGCAGACGCAGGGATTCACCCTCCCGGCACCGGTAACGCTTTCCATCAACGCCACGGTCGGATCAAACTTGGTTCCGGCAAGCACATTCACGCAGAGCCAGATCGGCGCAACGGTGGTGATCCCGGGCGACGCCAACTGGAACCAAGTGATCGGCACGGCCGAGCTCCTGAATCCGTACCTCGGCACCGTCAGCGGCGTGCAGGCGGGTTGCACCGTCTACGGCGACTCGCTGTTCACGACGACCTACCCGTTCGACCGGGTGATAGGCAATCCCACCTTCTCCAACCCTTCGACGTCGACTCTCATCATCCCCGGCGAGCTCGCGCGCTCCGAGGGCGGCTGGAATTGGCTGTTCCAGAACACGATTGGCCGCCCGCAGAGCTGGTGGCCGCAGTACATGGGCAACTCGCAGGGCTTCTCCCCGTTCATCGTCCTGAAGTTCGCGCCGCTGCCGGACACGGCCTACGCGATCAACATCCGGTTCTCCTTCTGGCCGATCCGGCTGCTCTTGTCCGACATCGCCGCTGCGACGCCGCTCACAGTGCCCGACCAGTTCCTCGAGAAGAATCTGATCCCAATGGCCCGGCGGGCGCTCCTCGGGCTGCCGGCATGGCAGACCGTCAGCCCGGACGACGACAGGCGGGTTATCTCGGACGGTGACGCCGCTTTGGTCGATCTCGTGAACCAAGTCGCGGACTTGGCGAGCCCGTTCAACCGCGCCTATTGCCCACTCGGATACTAATTTGACTCCCGGCCTCAAAATGCAAGATGCGACCCAAAAGCTCAACCCGCCATTCCCATGATTAGAATTCCCTCGACCGGCAACTTTGCCAAGGCGCCCCTCAACGTGGACAACATCTCGCAGCCCGGCGGAGGCGCCCTCTCCGATTGGCTGACCTCCGCCGGCGGCGCCGTCCAGGGCGCGTGGTATGCGCTCTTCGCTATCGCTGCGACCACCGTGACCGTCGTCACGACCTCGATCAAGACGCTCAACGGCACGCCGCAGGTCGTGGGCGCCGCCAATCTTGTCCTTGGCGAAACGTACACGATCATCTCCCTTGGCACAACCGTCTGGTCGAGTTTCGGCGCCCCGGCCAATTACACGGTCGGGACCCAGTTCACGGCCACGGGTCCTGGCACCGGCACGGGGACCGCGGCGCCGGACCACCAGACATATGTCGGCATCGTGATTCCCGTAGGATCTGTCCTCTACGGCAACTTTCAAAGCGTCACCATCACCTCGGGCGGCGGTCTGATCGCCTACCGCGACCAAGGATAACCAATCCTGCCATGAAAAGAATTCTTCTGTTCCTCGCCCTCATCGCGGGACTGGCGGCCCCGGCCCGAGCCCAGAAGACCTATGTGGGGCCCATCCCGTCGCCGTACACCCTGTTGAGTTCAGACTCGATCTACGCCTACCGGGCCGATCCTAGTTCACCGAATCAGTTCATAGCAATGGGGCCATTCACGATGACCCAGCTCTCGGCCATCGTGGGCGGGGGTGCCGGGACGGTCACGCAATCCGGGGGCGCTGTTGGCGAGGTGTGCTACTTCTCGGGCACGGGCGTCATCACCGGAAGCGCCGGGCTGCAATATTCTGCGGGCACCCTTAGTTCGCCGGGCCTTATCTCAAACACCCTTAGTGTTTTAAATAGCGCCGCCATAAACTATCCGACGCTATACGGACCCGTTACCTACGTGGCCGGCGCGGTGGGATTCGGTACGGCACCCGTGTTCCAACCGTACAACATGCCCGCGCTGGCGATCGACACAACACAATCATGGAACTACGTCGTCCTCACCGATTCGGACACGGGGCATCCCAACGAGGCGCTTACGTTCACTGCCGATCCTTCGGCACCTGTTGCGCAGTTCTCCGTGCTGGTTAAGAATACCGGTTCGGTCCTTCATACGCCGACTTATCGGAGTTCCTGGTCATTCAACGGAGGTGGCCTGACGACCAGCGTGCGTATCCAGCCGAATTCCTTCGTTCTCCTGACATGGAGATACGACGCGACAAGCACATACTACGTGGCTGGCGACCCAAGGACCATCAGCGACCTTGGGGCTACGGGAGGGCCGCTTCCGACCGACGTGGTAGGCGTCGAGCAATCGGCCGCACCGGGCGTCTTGGTCAGGGATACGATCCCGCAGGTCAACGTCAAGTCGATCACCTTTAACTTCAACGGGAGCGGCGGCGTGCTTACCACCGGGGCAAAGGCGGGTACGTTCGTTAAGGCCCCCTATGGAGGCACGCTGATCGGATGGACGGCAACGTGCTATCCGAGCGGCAGCGTGACTGTCGATATATTAAGGTCCTCCAGCGGCTCGGGCTATGCGGGGCTTTCCTCAATAACTGGGTCCGGGACCAAGCCTAATACCTCCAGCAGCACAGAGGGAAGCGGGACGAGTTTCACGAGTTGGGGCTCCACAACAATCACCGCTGGTGACATGTTCGAGGCCAGCCTAACTGCGGACGGTGTGGCCCAATACGCAACCGTTGACCTATACTGGGAATGACCATGAAAAAGCTATTCTGTCTTTTCCTTTGTCTGGTTTCATCCGCGTTCGCCGCGATCACCGACCATTACGTTTCGTCGGTGGGTGGTTCAACCTACGCCGTTGCCATCTCGACCGTGGCGACCTCGATGACGAGCAACGGCGTGCTGGCGATAATCCTTACCGATGGGTCGACGACATGGACGAATTTTGGAGCCGGCAGCAACGCGCCGGGAACCATTTTCACGATGGCTAACCAGCCCGGGACGGGGACTGGCACTTGCGCCCCGCTTTGCACTTGGGCCCTTGCGTTGGCCGGCGCGGCGGCGGGCGACCGCGTGAACGTCGTGAACGACGCCACATATACGCGGACAACAACCAACGACGCGCTCACAAATAGCGGCACCTCGACTTCACCCATTTGGATCAGGGGGTTTCACGCCGTCCCCGGAGACGGCTATCTTGGTAGAGTGAACAGCAGCGGCCTCCTCGTGACGACCAACATGCCAGCGTTCAGCTACACGACGGGACACCTTACCCTGGTTTCGGAGACCTTTGCCATCGTCGATTCGCTCAACGTGACCGGGGCCGCGACCGGTGGCGCTGATATTGCGTCGGCGGCAAACGGAATTGTCCAGAACTGCGTTGTCACCGACTCATACAATAACTCAGGAGCCATAGGTATTGCAGGACAGACCAATGTTTTTATTTATAACAACGACGTGTTTATGACGGGCTCCAGCGCGGCAACGACGGCGATCACTGCCACCACATCGGGGACTCGCGCCATAAGGAATCACATTTTGCAGTCAAGTTCCAGCGCAACGTGTGTGGGGATTAGTATGCAGGGAGTCACGTTAGCCTCCGAGAACCAGATCGTCGGTTCGGGAAACGGGTACGGAATCTACGTATCCCTGAGCACCTCTGTGTCCACGATGGTAGGAAATACGATAACCGATTGGACTGATGGCATCACCGTAATTACGGGTTCCACCACCTTGAATCTGGCTATGGACAACGTGATTACCGACTACACCAGCTATGCGATTGAGGGAACGATCGGAACAAATGCGATTGCCGCACCCTACAACCGCTATCGGGAGAACACCAGCGGGGGGACAAATACCACTGATCTCGCGACCGACTGGCTCGCTTCCACGAGCCAAGGCGTTGTGAACACCGTGCTGTCGGCAACGGACTACACGACGGCGTTTACCGATCTTCGGTTGCTCTCGACCTCGCCTGCGGTCGGTGTGGCATCTCCGTACTATTCAAGCGCCCAAGGCAAGCTCGGCTCGTTCGGTGCCGTCCAGCAGGTGCCAGGCTCGGCGGGCGAGATTGACAGCGCATATGTCAAATGAGGAAGCTCCTGATCGCCATCTTCCTGCTTGCGGGCTCGGCCTCTCAAGCCGCCAGCACATGGTACGTGAATCAGGCCGGGTCCGGCTCGCAGAACGGCACGAGCATAGGCAACGCCTGGTCGGCCGCAGCCTTTAACACACTGGGTAATTGGAGCGCCACCGCCGGATCCGGTACGCAGATAAGTCCCGGAGACACGGTGATGCTGGAGGGCAACATTACGACCGCGCTCACTTTCCAGCGCGGCGGGACGGACACCAGCCATTACATCACGCTCCTGTTCGACACGGGCGCCTCGATGACGACGGCGGTGTGGGCATCGACCGGGGCGATCATAGCCCACAGCAAGAACTACATCGTGATCGACGGAGGCGGGGCCCCCGGCATGGGCGGCAACGGAACCGGGGGTGTCAAGCCCGACATCACGAAGGCGAACGGCGTGATTTCGAATACGAACAACGGATCCGCGCTCGGCAACCAGCTTAACTCGGTGGGCGTCTCGATCAGTGATTCCAGCTACATAACTGTCCAAAACCTTCTAGTCGCCAACCTCTACGTCCACACACGTTTCTCAATCGACGACGAATCACTTAGCTACGGCACGGATGACTGCGTGCAGGCGAACAACAACACGGGAAACACCTCGAATGTCACCGTCACCAATTGCATATTTCACGATGCTCCCACCGCGTTTTACGTCGCCTATCGCGGGACCTGCCACACGCACGTTTACTCAAACTGTTGGACCTACAACTGCAACTGGGGCGCGGGCGTCGGGGACCCGAACGTGAATTGCAGCTTGGACAGCTTCGACATGCACGGGAACACCTACGGGAACCCGTCCAACTGGGACGATAGCGGCGTCTCATCTGCTACAGTCGGCAGCAGCGGCGGCGGAACACTCTATCTGGTTGGCGACCAGATTTATCCCACGGTCCCGAGTCCGGGACAAACATCTGACACCAATGGCTCGGGCTGTATCCTCACAGTGACTAGCATCGGAGCGGGTGGAGTCGTCACCGGCCTCTCGTCGATCTTATATGGGAGCGCGCCGACTTGGGGCGCGGGTGGTGGATATGGGTCGCCCGTCACGAATCTCGCAACAACGACCAATTCCGTCGCCGGATCTGGCTGTTATGTGAATCTGACCGTAACCAATGCATTCCACCACGATGGGATAATCGCCTACGCGACGCACACCGGAAGCACCCTGGGGACCTATTTCCACGAGAACATCGTGGGCGATCAATCCGGCTCGTTCTGGGGAAGCAACGCAACGGCCGGGATATACTGCCCCGATGGCTACGCCCTTCCCAGCTACATCTATAACAACCTGTTTTTCATGGGTGCCCACGACTACCCGAAGGACGGGCTCGTGTATCAGGATGCCTATGGTTCTTCGGTCGCGATTTACATCTACAACAACGACTTCATCGGGTCCGGCTATGGAATTGCCGTCAGCTTGGCTAACGCTGGCCCCGGCTACACGACCGCTACGGCGGCCACCGCCTATAACAACGTTTTTCAGGGTGTGACGGGCATAGGCGTATTCGAAAACGCCCAGCAAACCCTCACGTCGGATTACAACTTTGCGTACAGCCTCATCGCCAGCACGCAGATGTCTTGGTCGGCAAGCAGTTCGTCGTCATCAAAAACATTCGGCACTTCTCCGGCCCCGACCGGGAGTTGGCAGTCTCTTGTTGTCGCAGGGGACACATTCGATCCACACAGCTTCAGCGGTTCGGCGCTAGGCGGAAATCAGGCGCCCGGATTGGATGCGACGACTTGGATTCCTACGTCGGGCGCGGCTCCGGTCGTTGGGGTAGGAACGGCATCTACTCTGTCAGTGGCACCTTATGACGGCGCCGGCCTCGCGCGACCGAACCCGCCGTCCATAGGCGTCTATGAGTACGCCGCGGGCCCTACCCCTACTCCGTCACCGACCCCAACGCCATCACCAACGCCTACGGCCACGCCTACTCCGTCGCCTACGCCGACACCAAGCCCCACGCCGACGCCGACTCCTACTCCGAGCCCGACGCCCACGCCCACGCCTACTCCCACTCCGAGCCCGACGCCGACCCCCTCTCCCACGCCCACGCCCACGGCCACGCCAACGCCAACGCCGACACCGAGTCCTACTCCGACGCTTAATGGCGTCACTGTTCACCCAGGACCGTCTCCCTATCAGCCGGTGGGAGGTCCTGGTTGATAATTCTTGCTTGACCAGTACCGGCGGCGTCCCTTAGCTGCGTGCCTCTGAGACCACCTATGAAAACAAATCGCTCGTTCTTCGCTGCCTTCGTCGTCGCCCTCGGCGTCCTTTCCCTAACCTGCGCTTGCAATGGTCCCCAAGCTGCCGCATCGGGCGCGTATATCGCCGCCGAGGCCGCAACGGCGCAGCTCATCACGAAGAACCCGGCGCTCGTGCCAGTGGCCCAAGCCCTCGTGGTCGACTGGAACAAGTTCCAAGGCGGCAAGCTGACGGCCCAAGACGAAGCGGCCCTCCTGCAACAGATCGTAGCAGCCACCAAGGGCAAACTCAGTCCGGCCCAGGCCGCAGCCCTAGACGGCGCCGTGCAGCAAATCTTGGCGAACCAGAACGCCACCGCACCGACTCCCCTACAGGGCGCCGCGGGCGCCATCATAACGACCGTAATGAACGGCGTGGCGCGAGAACTGGTGATTAACGGCACGCCCGCACCCTCGGCTTGAGGAAGGACCTGAAACTGTTTCTTGCGACAGGGGCCGCATTCTTGGCGCTCCTGTCGCTTATTTCGTGCTTGTCCGGCTGCTCCTTGGGGCACACGACCGATGTGGTTGTCATCGGGCCGTCCGGCGAGGTGGAGACCGTGTTTCGTGATGTCGAGCACATCGACCAACACTTGATCGGCGGCATCGACTTCGACTGCGATCATACGCACGTCCATATGGCCGGCAGCTACGCGATCATCAAGGACTCTCCGTACCGAACGCCGTGAAACGGCTCGCCCTAGCGATCATCTGTCTAGCACTTGGGGGCTGCGTCACGCTCCACAAGGGCGAGGTCATCGACCATACCGCCCCCTACTGGCAGGAGACCCGCTGGCACGAATGAGCGCCATTTACGCCGATCGGTCGCCGTACAATGTATCCGCGAACCTCGGCGACAATTCGGCAGGTCTGACGGCGGCGCTGGCCGCGGCGGCTTCCGGCGATCGAGTGCTGTTCCTGCCGGCGGGCGACCTGAAGCATTCCAAGGACCTGCTGCTGCCGGCTGGCTTCCAAGGGCCCATGGTAATTGCCGGGCTGGGCGACACCATCTCCCGGCTGGTGCCCGTGGCGGGCAACAACGGCCTCGTGCTGGACCTGTCGGCAGGCGACCCACAGCAAAACAGCGTGGAGATTTCCGAGCTTGGCTTCTTCTCGAGCGCGTCAGCCGGCATACCGCTGAAGATCAGCTACGGCTCCAAGGGCCTCGGGTCGGTGGGCAGCTATCCAGGGTCCAAGCTGCGGGACCTGTGCATCTCCGGGGGAGGTTGGACAATGGGCATCATCCTGCAAGAGTGCTGGAACCTCTCTGCACGAACCATCAGGGCCTACGGGACCTTCGAGAATTACCTGAAGACGGGCCCGGCGCTGACGCTCCTGAGTGGCGTCAACAACCGCTTCACCGACCTGCAATTCAACTTCTGGAACCAGGGTGTTATCATGGGCAACGACGGCCGCGGCGCCGCCGGGGACTGCCAGGGAATCTACTTTGACGTGCTGCAAATGATGGAGTGCATCGAGGGCGTCCACGCCTACGGGACGCCAGGGGGCACCCTCAGTACGCTCGTCTTCAAGGGCTGGATGGCCGACAACGGCAACGTGCTGCACAAGGGCCACCGCTCAATGGTCTTCGACAACGCAAGGGCCGCGCTTATCGGAGTGGGTGCAGGGCTTCAGGACGGTGGCGACAGCCAGATCATATTCAACAACTGCCATAGTTGTGCAATAGATCCCTTGGTGAATCTGGAATACCGGGCGAACGTTACCGGGCCCGCGGTCCAAGACAACAACGGCGCCAACAACGATCTGGGGGGCCAGTCGACCAAGCTGGTAAACATCTCTACCCGCGGATTCGTGGGCACGGGCGCCAACATCCTGATAGCGGGCTTCGTGATTACAGGATCTACCCGCAAAACCGTGCTAATCCGGGCTTCTGGGCCCGCCCTGAGCCAGTTTGGCGTCCCGGGGGTACTGGGGGACCCAAAGTTGACGATCCTGTCAGGAAGCACCGTTATTGGGGCAAATACGGGGTGGGGGGCGTATCCCACGATCGCGGCCGTGGCCGCCGAGGTTGGAGCCTTCCCGTGGCCGGCCGCCGGCAGCGCGGACTCGGCCGTGGTTCTAAGCCTGGCGCCCGGGGCGTACACCGCCAAGGTAGAAGGGGCCTCGGGCGACACCGGAGACGCCCTCGTCGAGGTCTACGAGGTAAGTTGAATACCCCACACCAGAGCAACTTGACCCAAGGGGACGGCACGATTGAATTCCCCCATGAGCATTCTCCAATTCGTTGTTGTGATTTCATTGCTCGGCGGACTCGCATGGCTGGTCAACCGCTTCGTGACCGGCGTCTTCAAGACCATCATCAACGTCGGCCTCATCATCGTCGCGGTCTGGATAACCTTGGACGCATTCGGAATCCTCGACCTTCTAAAGCACAGGCTCCCAAACTTGGGCTAGGGCGATACGTTAAAAGCCGCTACGCCTTTTTACGTATTTTTGCTTACGTGATAGTAGGTAGAGGCATCTTGACCGTGGCATTCCACGGCCTTATTTCATCTCAGGATGCCAATGCGACTTATTAAGATCCCGCACATCTTCTCGAACACGATGGCAGGCATATCGGTTGCCTCGGCCTCGGTGTCCTTCTTGGACAGCCTTGAGCAATGGATGCGCATAATGGCCCTAGCCGTCGCCATAACCTCGGGACTCATTGCCATCTGGCACCAGTCCAAGCGCATCCAAGAGAAGAAGGACAAGGAGTATGAACTGAAGAGGCTCGGCAAATGATTTGTGAAAAGATGCCCAAACTACTCGGCTAACGCTGCTGCCACGGCGCTCGCCGACAAGTACGTTTCGAAGTGGCCAAACATGCCGACCCACGGGTTGGCATCAAAGATGCACCGGGAGAATCCGGGTGTCTTCAAAGACGTCGAGGGAGCCCGGTATGCCGTGCGCTACAGGCGCGGTCAGGCCGGCAAGAGAATGCGCGCCAAGAGGGATGACCACGACTCAAGAACGATGGTGTCCAAGGAGTCGAATCCGCTCGGCCTTCCTGAGTCGGACGAGATCCCGTACAAGCCGCATTTGGTGGACGTGGAGGTGCCGAGTAGGGCACTGATCCTGAGCGATCTCCATTTTCCGTACTACAATTTGGCGTCGACCACCGCCGCTTTGGAGGACGGGAAAAAGCACGATTGCTCAATCGTAATTTTCAACGGGGATTCCTTGGATTGTTACCAGATTTCAAAATTTACGCGGGATGCTCGGTTTCGTGATCTTTATGGCGAGGTTTTGGGATTCAAGAAGCTGCT